CCTATGTAATGGTATTGTAAAGGGTATTTACAAGGATACTAATCCCATGTATGCTTATAAGGTATATAATCATTTTAAAATTTATAGACCTTTAGCAGATAAATATACAAAATGGCGTAATAACCTGACAGAGAATGATATTCAGGGGTTTAAACAGTTACCTAAAACTGGTGATGTACTCATAATAACAAAGAGTATGAAAGACGTCATGTGTTTATACGAAATGGGGATATCAGCAATATCTCCTTCTTCAGAGTCAACTTTTATACCTAATAAGGTATTAGAACAACTTAAGAAGCGTTTTAAGCGTATTATTATATTGTTCGATAGGGATGAAGCTGGCGTAAAATATCTTCGTAAAATGAGCCTTAAAACAGGCTTAGAAGGGCTTTTAATCCACAAAAAGTTCAAAGCGAAGGATGTATCAGATGCTATTAAAGCAAATGATTTTGAAACTATTAAAAAATGGCTTTATGAAAACATTAAAAGATAAACTAAGAACATTTTGGAAAGATTTTAGAGAAGTTATAGCTAATCTAATTTGTATCCCATTCCTATTAACTACTATTGTAGTAGTGATGCTTACTGTAGGTGTGTGTAAACTAACAGATACAATACTACAAATAGATAGAGATGTTATAAAAATATTTGAAGAATGTATTTATGGAGCAGAAGAAGAAATAGGGAAAAGTAAAGAATGCAACTCCTAATATATATGATGGAATAAAGTTTAGAAGTAAGCTTGAAACATATACATATAAAAAGCTGAAAGAAGCTAAAATCAGTGCTGAATATGAACAGCATAGATATGAACTTCTTCCAGCTTTTACTTTTGGAGGAAAGAAATATAGACCAATGACTTATTTACCTGATTTTGTAGGAGATAAGTTCATTATTGAATGTAAAGGGTATCCTAATGAGGCATGGCCTTTACGTGAAAAACTATTTAACTACTACTTGTTTAGATTTGAACCTAATATAAAGTTCTATGTAGTACATAATCAGAAACAAGTAGACGAGTTAATAAAACATTTATAAGAATGTTAATTTTTTGTGCAGTATTAATATACAAATTAACAATAAGTTTGCATTATGAAAATATGTGCAATTAGTGATTTACATGGTATATTACCTTCTGTACCAGAATGTGACGTATTATGTATTGCTGGTGATGTAGTAGACCTAATTGTTCAAAGAAGTTCTGATGAATCAGATGCATGGTGGAGTACTGCTTTTATTACATGGGCTAATAAGTTATCATGTAAAAAGATATTTGTAGTACCAGGAAATCATGATATATACATTGAACAATTATATAATGGATTAATAAAAGATACTACTTTACAGGAGTTTAAGGATAAAATATCTTTACTTACTAATGATAAGGTAGTATTTCTTATTGATAAATTATATGAATATGAAGGAGTAAAATTTTATGGAACTCCATGGATAGCTCCTATACACTGGCAAACATGGGCATTTGAGGATACTCAACATGAATATGATGAGTATACATGCCCATATGAAAAGATACCTAATTGTGATATACTTATTACTCATGAGAACCCGAATTATAATGAAAAGCTTGAAAATTACTGTTTTGGTAAGTATAAGCATCATTTCTTTGGGCATTGGCATAATGGTATATCATACGGTCATCTTAATCAACATAACTGTAGTATATTAACTGACAGTTATATGATAAGAGAGAGACTTAAAATAGTAACTATTGTTTTTGATTTAGAGAAAAAATCAGATAAATCTAGAGAAGATTTACTTTTTAATCTCTTAGTTGAAACAATTAAACATAAAACTGAAGAAGAAAACGAAGAAGAACAATGATAATTGATAAACCGTATTATGAAGATAACACGAGAATATCAAATTCTTCTATAGGTTGGTTTCTAAAAAAAGGTCCTTTATACTTCCGTAATATGCTTGATGGTAAGGAAGAAGGATTAAAGTTACCACAGTTAGAAAAGGGTACCATGATACACGAATACATACTTCAACCAGATGAATTCTGGAATGATTATGTAATACTTGAGTATGATGTACCTAAAGTAAAACAGCAAAAAGAATTTTGTGATTGGTATGCTACATTTAAAGCTACTGATCCATTAGAAGATGAAGATAAGATATTATTAAATGCTTATAATAAAGCATATAGTAATAAATTGTCTGATGATTCTAAATTAGCAATAGCTAAAGACTTTATTCAAAGATATGATGAATATATTAAGTCAAAATCCTTGAATAATACTAAAAAAGCAATTTCATTTGCAGATCTTAATATGTTAAAGACAATTAAGTCTAATATTGAGAAGCATAAGAAAGCAAATAAATTGTTAACAGATACTCCAGGAGTAGAATCTCATAATGAGTTTCATATTAACTGGACATTTCCTATTAAGACAGATAGTCTTAAAATGGATGAAAATAAGATCTGGTATGCACCTTGTAAGTCATTACTTGATAGATGCATATTTGATCATGTCAATAAGAAGATTATTTTGATTGACTTAAAGACAACTTCAGATGTCTATAATTTCAAACATTCTGTAGAAGAATTTGATTATTATAGACAGATTGCTTACTATTTGTTAGCTATTACATGGTATATGAAAGATCAAGATATTGATGTTTCAGATTATGATTGTGAAGCATACATTATAGCTATACAAACAAATGGTAGCTATGAAGTGAGAGTGTTTAATATGTTTAATGAAACAGAGTTAGACTCTCGTAAAAACATTATTATCAATGCATTATCAGAACTTTCATATCATTACCAAACTAATAATTGGGAGCATACTCGTAGTTATTACGAAGGAAATGGTACTGAAGAACTTGAATGATGTTAGTATATATATAGTTCCATTATTAGATGATAATCTTACATGGAATGATTTAACTGTAGAAAGCGGTTATATAAATGCATATACTACTGATAAAAATAGACCTTTTTTAGAAGAAAAGGTCTTTCTTTTATATGATAGTAGTGTTAATACTAAGGAATCTTTAGATAGATATAGAAAGTTTAAACAGTTAGACTCTTTATATAATACTAAATATATTACTATAAACAATAAGCATTATACTATTTATTGTTTAAGTAACCCTAAGTATAAAAAAGATATACATAATCTTCAATCAACTGGTAAAACTTATAATGTAAGTGCAGCATTAGAAATAAATAGATTTTGGGCAAACGTGCCTGTTCCAGAATTAGCACAGAGGTTATTTCTAAATACATATAGATTTGGTGAGTCTATAAATGCTGAATTGCCAGAAGAAGATTATTATAGTTATGAAGAGCGTGATGAACTCTCATAACAAAATAGGCTGAGTAAATTAATACTCAGCCTTTCTTTTTTACAGTTAATCTAGCGAATTGATAATTTAGATAGAAACTTTTTAGAAGTTCATTAACTAATTCTATAAATAGTTCCTTTTTGCTTTTGGATCTGTTGCTTCTATTATACTCTTAAACGGGGTAACCTTGATCATATTTTTAAGTATAACCGGCATTCCTTTATAAGGGCCTCTGTCTATTATAGTAAAAGGAGTTCGATCGCCTACATATGAAGCAGGATTAAATAAATTAATAAAACTAGAAGCATTGTCAAACCAATTGAAAGCTGCTGTAGGAGACTTAATTAATGAAATAAATTCAAATGGATTATACATAGTTCTAAATTCAAATGCTGAACGCATTGCTAAGTAAGTAATAGACTAAGTTAACCATGTATCATACTCATCATCTCCATCTACTATAGTAGCCATAGCAAGAGCTACAGTAGTAGAAGCTGCGATGAGTACTAATTCATTTAGAACTCTTCTAACAGCATACTATTCATAATCTTTTAAGTTATTATAGTCTGCTAATAATTGTGTCATAGCAAAATGTCTCTATCCTATAACATTTTTTAAGAATTTACTAGTAGACCTATAATATCCTTCTTCTTCTACTCCTAAATCAAGATTAAACTATTTTTTCTTAAATCTATCATGCAGTGCAGATATCATAAAGTTACGATGTAACACAATATAAGAAGCTATAGAGTTAGCATGTACTGCCGCTTTATCTATTTCTCGTAAAGTACCATCAATTCTCTAAGTAAGTATATTAATCCTATTTCTTACCTCATTCTATAGCTTATCATTAACATACTGTTTATACTTATCCTATATCTTTATATTACCTTCTTTATCTTCTACAAATACATCATATAAAGTTATAGGCAATTGCTCAAATTTAGTACTATTAGAATTAAATTTATTAATATACTACTGTTTAGTCATAAAACCTTCTCCATCTACAAATCTATAACTGTGATATATACTAATAACTGTATGACTCTTAACAGTATAATCAGACTAAGTATAACCTGCAAACCAGAAGTTTTGATTTATAGCTCTTAGTACCTAACTCTGATCCAATCTGTCAAATATCTCTTTATTGTCCTTTACTACTTGATTTAGTTGTAACAAATAAGACAATTTACCTTTAGGTACTGGATTACCAATATTAGCCATCATATCTGGTAACTGTCTAGCAAATTCATTAGAAGCAAATTTAAGGTCATTGGTATCAAAGAATCTGCCCATTTTAGCTTCTAAAGTAGTATAGGTAGCATCAGTAAAGAAAGAAGTACCAATAGACCACAAGTTACCTGATAGATTTACTTTAGTAACAAATCCTCGTATTATGTCTAATGTTTTACCTATATTTATCTCTTTATCTAATATATTTACTGTAATAGGAGTTTTATTTCTACCATACATTATTCTATCAACTAATAGCTAAGCTTGTTTATATACATTAGCTGAACCTGCTGTTTTTAGTTCTTTCTTAGTTCTAATTTGAATATTCTTTAGAAGATTGAGTAATAATTCAACATCATCCTATTGTTCTACCATATTATTATAATTAGCAGCCATATTATAATAAGCTATTACAGATGCGACAGCGTCTGTTGATATTTCATTGGTATCTTCTAGCATATTTATAAATCTTGTAGGTATTACTTTAATAGGATCGCCATTAGGCATAGTAGTAAAATCATCTACATAATCAGTATCATCTACTCTAGTAACAGCTACATCATCAAATATGTATTTCAAAGCATTTAGTACGCTATCTTTTCTACCTAATACTTGCATAAATCTTGCAGGTATTTGAGGCATTCTACCATCGTCACCAAATGTTAAGAATGATATATACCTATTAGCCTTATTGATGGTATCAGATAAATCGTCATATAATTTCTTTAATTCAGGTTTATCTACTATTTCTTTATATGCTTTACTATTGTCATAATATTTCTTATTAGGCTATACAGTAGGACCAGCTGGATCCCAGTCCTTATTAAACCAATCTGATTGCCTATCTATAGTAGAGTATCTACTTATTGGAGCATACTCTGTATACTTTTCTAATAATTCATCTTTTGGTTTTAATTCTGTATAATATGAAGCTGGATGCATACGACCTCTACCGTCTTCATAATGATTATTATTAAACCAATCGTTATAAGCTTCTGTACCAGCTTCTCTAGCATTCTAGCTATCTTTATAGTACTGCTCTGTTGGAACTACTTCAGCTATATCACTAAATTTTTTCCCAGTATCAATCTATTCTGTCCAAGTATATAGATTAGCAATATCCTAATCTAATTTCAAAAGTTCCCTTTTCTCAGAGTCTGACATTAAATTAGAATCTATTTTACCAGTACGAGGATCTTTGAATAGCTATTGAAATTCTCTACGTTTCTTTATAGCTTCTTTGTATTCTTCAGATTGTTCTACTTTACCTAAACTATCTAACTCATCGTAGAATTCCTAAGTGTACTATTTCTTTAAATTTCTTGATTCCCATAACTATAGTTGAGTAGATCCTTCACCATACTTAGCTACTACTTTTGCTCTATCTCTATTATAGCTTTCTTTATCTGTTTTATACTTTACATGCTACTGAACTATTTCATTAAAGGAATGCAACTCGTTAGCTATGATTAAATCATCCCCTGTTTTTATACTACCATCTAGATTATATCTATTAGATAGTAGAGCTTTTTGTCTACGTAAACTAATTAATGAATTATATTCAGATTCTGATAATAAGTTATCATATTCTACTCCATCTACTGTAATAGGATCTACTATGGTATTAATATAGTTATTAATCTCATTTATAGCATCCCTAGTTTTCATAGAAAGCATTTTATTTCTAGTTGAATAATACTCTGGCTTATACTTTCTATTAGCTCTATCAGAGTAGAATTTATTAACTCCATCAAACCATTTTCTTTGAATATCTTCATCATCAGGCATTATGTATTGGTCGTGCTCATCTTTTTGTATTCCTAATTTACTAGATAAATTATTTAGATATTCCTTCTAATCTCTTTTGAATTGCCCTTTATTGATAGGAGTAACCTTTAATCCAGTATATGTGCCGTCGTCATACTTCTCATATAGTAATTTTTGAACGTCATTACCGTATTTCTCCTTTACTTTATTCAGCTACTTAACTAATTCAGTACCTACCTACAATGTTTCTCTATCTGTCTTATTGACAGTATTCTATAACATATTAGCTATAGTTTGCAATACCATATTATCGCTATTAGTAGCCATACCAAACCAATTCATAAATATATTAGTATCATGTTTAGGATCGTCTAACCATGCTAATACTTTATCTATATAATCTTGTGGTACAGCTCTAGATTGTAGGTATTCTTGTAGAAATTGGTATCCTTTCTCTTTAAGTACATTAGTAAATCTATTGTTTACTATAGTTAATTGCTAAGCTATATTCGCGATATTCTACTTTATTGTTGGGTACTCAGGTAATTCTTTGAATATATCAGTAGTATCTACTGCGTATTGTATCTAATCAATAAGAGGTTTATAGAATCCTAAATAGTCATTAGATAGCTGTCTAATTTGTTTAGCATTAATATCACCTATTGATTTAGATAAGAATTTAATACTATCTTCTATAGTATCACTTACATGCTGTACGAATTGTAGTATACCTTGTTCAGTTTCAGATTTAGACAATTGTGATATAATAGTAGATATTTGGTTCCATACTTTAGGATTTTTTACATTGTAATGTTTAATGGCATTTAATCTATCTTTTAATCCTTTCTATATCTTGTCATATAGTTTGTCTATCTATTTTTGTTGATTGTTGTCTAATTTACTGAATGTTTCACCACTGTATTCCTCATCGTAATGATCAATTGAATGGATACTTATCTCTCCCTGATTAACTTTATCAAGTAAAGACATAGCGTAATCTTGCAAATCAGATATATCTTCGGGTAATTTAGAATAAACAATGAATTTTTTGCCAGTGATTATCCTATTTATTATACCTTTTATAAATATCCACAGTCTCTAGAACTTACTTTTGTCAGTTAATTTTAAATGAGCACGAAATGCTGTGTTTGATAGTACTTCATTTAAAAACTCATCACTCTACTAATCTTTACCTAAACCATATAACACACTCCCTATTTTCTTTCTATATTCAATTTGTAATTCGTCAAGTAAATTTTTAAATTGCTCATTAGTTTCATATTCTTTACGCAAGTAAATATGTAACATTTCATGAGCAACATCTTCGGCGTTTAACTATACCGATGAAGAATTAATTACATCTGAATACAAATATAAGGCAGCTCCAGCTTCGGCTCTAACTCCTTTTTTGTGACCTTTATATATTACAAATGGTCTGTTGACTTTATTTAATTTCTTAAGAAGTTCTTTAGTTTGAGATTTTACTTCATCGTGATTAATAAAGAAGTTTACTACATCTACAGTATCTGCAAATTCTCCTAACTATTCCAATAAAGTATTAGAAGAACCCTATTTAACTTCATTTCTTTTATTGTAAGCTTCAATTAACAGCTCACCATTTTCATCTACTTGTTTAGATAATTCATCTGATAATTGCGTTTTAAAAGCTTCTGTAAAGGTTTCAGCCTTTGCTAAAATAGCTTGTTCACGATTATTATCAAACTAGCTTAAAAGGTCTGAAAATAGCTTAGAATCCTCTCCATTAGGAGCTTTATCTAAACTATTACCTTTATTCTAATCCCAAAGGTAGTAGGCTTTATTTTCACCTACTACCTTTACTAACTCCTTCCATTCGGGAAGATTTTTATTTGGACAATATTTATTCATATTATAAATTACATATAAATTTGTTAATCAAACCTTCCACTTCTTCTGGAGTAGTTGGATTTTCTTTACGTAACAATTGAGTAAATTCTTCCATTTTATCATCTATACTAGATGCTAAATCTGTATTATCTTTGCTTAATTCGGTCAGGTATTCCTTCATCTTATACAAAAGATCAGCCTCTAACTAAAGAAGATTTTTAGAGTCTTCTTTACTTTCTTCAGCTTCGCTAAGTACTACACCTTGTTCATTATCATCTTTATCATCCTGATCCCATTCAAATTTCATATCCTATTGCTCTTTAGCATAATTCATATTCTAATATGGAGGAAGATCTGTAATCAAATGAATATCAGAATTCTACCAGTTAGGTTTGCTATAATCATCTGCCATATCAGCTAATGCTTCCTGATTTTGTAAAGCTTCAGTGTAATCCCATACACTTTCTTTATTAAAATCAAATTGAGATTCTTTACCGTATTCTACTACAGTATGTCCTCTGTATTTGTATCCTTTCTTAGATACTAATCCATAGATAGGTATATAATTTAAACGTCTGGTTTCTGGATCAGCTGCTTGTTTATAACCTATAAGAGAGTATACATGATAATTAGCTGGAGTACGCCCTAAGCCATCATTTATCTTAATATACGGGTAGAATATAGGGAATTTACCTTCTATTAGTTTACCTTTATCATTAACATAAGTCATTGATAACCAATTACTAGGTCTAATAGCAGGTCTATCTGTTTTATCCTACCTTTCTCCTAATATGATATTAGGAACTACAGACTAATCATTTAACGATATAGAGTATAATTTGACTCCTTTATTGTTATACAGATCTACTGGTCTTACTAGCTTATCATTTTGCCAGTTATTTAAGAATAAGTCATCTCTTACTATAGATTGATCAACTCCATTAGATAATTCATCTAATTTAGTCTATATATGGTCAGTATAACCCATTGATATTTTATAACTATTCGGAACATATTGGAAGAATGAATTCATAGTAGGATTATCTCCAGATGTAATAAATGCATATACTACTAAATCTTTAAATAATTGGCTTACTCTAGGTTCTGGGTCATCTATTAATTCTCTCCAGTAGTTTATCAAGTTATTAGCTTGTGATTGATCAGCATCAAGTAAAGATGAAGTATCAATGAAATCTAAACCATTATAATCTATATTGGGTATCAAATAATTTATAAAGTCATTATTTATAGTACCGTCATTATTTAAAAATCTACTTAGTTTGGGATTACCTTTTAGTATTTCATATTTAAAGTTATTGATACGTTTTGCCATTGACATTTTTCCAGTAAACATACTGTGAATATCAATACCATTTTGGTATATAAACTGGTTAAAAAACCCGCTCTTAATTTGAGCTTCCATTCCTGAAATAAGAGCATTAAGTAGTTTAGAATCAGCATTATTCTTTCTACCAAGTAATGATAACATTATGTCTTTCTTACTTAAGAAAGTATCAGTGTTTCTAAGTAATAAGTTCTTGAATATAGAAGTACCAAACGGAATACTGTTTTCTGTCTTTTTAGCAATAAAAGTTTCATTATAGAAACGTTCAATTTCACCATCTGCAAAATTAGCATCCTCTGTCATTGCCCACATACCATTATAGTATGTTTGTTGTTCAGCAAATGTCTTACCAGTTTTCTTAGTATCTACTTTAGAATACTTAACCAAATTAGCCAATGAATCAGCATATGGTTTTAATGCTTTCCAAGCATAATATATACGAACCTATTCTTCATTAAAGTTACTTATCTCTTCTTTATTTAGCTTGAGTAACTCTCTTGTTCTAGATGTATATTCACCATTTTCTTTCTGATATGTACTAAACAAGTCTCGATATTCGTTAGCTCTTGAATTTTCATTACCATTTATAAATTCATATTTTTTCCTATATTTCTTAGTAGGATCATATTTATCAAGTACTGATTCAATTGCTTCATTTTCCAACTGAGTAGGAGTCTTAGTTCTATCTATACCATACTTACCTTTAGTCTTTATTACAGCTTCTGCCATCTCTTTAAGAATAGGCTGAGCAACAAAGTAGAATGTCTACTTACCTTTACCAGTACGTAATAAGAAAGAAACCATGTTGTATGTCCATGAATTAACATTCAATCTTACAATATACGGGTCTTTGGCAATATCTACGAAACCGTTAATCATAGCAGATAGCCAGTCAAGTATTCTACCACCTTTTTTCATACCTGCTACAGGAGTATCGTATATTCCACCTATATTCCATATATCTAGAGTACTAGTGAACTCATTTCTAACCATACTAAGTTTAGTAAGCTGAGTAAGGATATGATGAGCATTATTCAATGCAAAAGGTCCAATACCAGCCTTACCACCAGTATATTCAGCCTTTCTAGCTTCTTGATATGTAGGTGAATATACTTCAAATGGAGTAGGATGATAACTACTAGGTCCTTCTATATCTCTAAGCACCTCCTTAACATTCTCTGTAGCATTATCAATAGACAATTTAAGAGAGTTAGTATTATCTCTAGTAAGTAATACCTTTAAATATGCTTCCAGCATTTCATTCTTTATAGAATTACGCACTTCGTCATACTTAAAAGAATTACCTTTGTTAAACTTGACACCATTCTTATTATATGCAAATCTAGCTACATACAATTTATCAATATCGAAGTCAGAACCAGTAAGTTTAGTAAAGTCTTCTGGCAACATGATAGTATCACCCATTATTTCAGGGAACACGTCTACAAATCTTAATGGAGATATAGATGCAATTGACTGAGTAGGAATACGATAACCTATCGCATTAGCTTTAGCTTTATCACCAATAATTTCATGATCAATAAGCCACTGTCTAGCTTCTCTATATGTTAAGTTTTCATAATTAGGTATAAAGTATTTAAATAAGTTTATACTTACTACCGAATCCATTGAACCCTCCTCATTTATAGATTTTAATACTCTACCGTCATTTATCATATTTGGTGTTACTACCTTAGTAGAAGTAGCTTCTAGACCTAAAGTAGATCTTTGGATAAATGCCCCACCAGGTATATGAACATCAATAACCTACTTATTGATCATAGAGATAAATCTACTTTCTAACCACTTATTATCTGATAAAGAAGACAAAGGCATTATAAATTTGTTATTAGCTGTTTTGAGACCAGATAATACATTATCGTTAGCATCAGATTCTCTAGCATCATCTTCTAACATTTTAGCTAATTTGGTTACATTTACACTACCGTCTTTGTTGAATAATTCATCTTCTAAGTCTTTAACACCCATATCAGATAATTTATTCAAAGCATTCATAATAGTATCCTTAATTTGCCTACCAGTTACCTGTTGACCTTCAATACCATATAAATCATCCATACGTAGATTAGATAGATTTACTTTCATAAACTGAGTACCAGCCATCTATTCTTCATGAGTATGAGGATTAGTCTCTAACTGTTGTCTTAAGTATTTGAACTTCTGAGTATAAGTAACTAAGTTATTAAAGTCATTTAGAGTATTTCCTTCTTCGTTAATTAACTCATCAGTAACTTTAGCACTAAGAACAGTTTGTCCATCTCTTAGTTCTATTTCACTATCTTTAGCTACTCTATAGAACTTCATAGGAGATCTAGAACCAGCTTTAACAGCAGAGTCAAATAGAACCATATCTACTGGTTTACTTGGGTCTACCATCCTGTCATACAATGCTTTAATGTCACCTGTAGCTATACTCTTGAATAATGGGAATAGAGCCATCTTATTAAAATAAGGTATACCTAATCCCGGTATTTCATTGAATCTAGTACCGAATGCCATATACTTCATAGCATTTAGAATAACCTTATTAGCTTCTGCATACAGTTTAGGATCTGAATCCCATAGATTAGCTGTATCTTCATTAGTAAGAATTTCAAATGCTTTCTTTATTTCAGGAGACCATACCCCACGCATTCTAAGTAGATCTCTAGTCATATTAGGGCTAATATATACAGCAGCATCCGCTACATTTATACCTTCTTTGTAACCTTCTACTTCTACTTTAGCAGCTTGTTTAGCTATCTTGACTGATTCAGGATAGATCTTTTCAATCTCTTGAATACTTAAATCTTTTACCTGATTCCAAGCATCTTCACCTTCTAATTCTTGAATAGTTTCCTTAATATTACCTCTAGTAAATAATCCTTCATAGATGTAGTATTGCTTGTCCATTATTTCATGGTCTTTTAATTCAGCAACTACATATTCATCTCTAATAGGATCATTAAAGAAATCTAGTCTGTTATTCAAACCAGTAGAAGTAAGAGAACCAAGACGTTTGATTTTATCAATAGACACATCTACAGGACCATATTGATCATACTTTACTTTATAGTAAGCAGGAGCTCCACTGAATAACTTTTCTACTTCATTAATAGATATTATACTATTAATTGTATAATCAGCTAACATGTCGAATATAGCGTATCCTTCAGCATTAGTTGGATCAAGTTGACTATAAAATGCCTTTCTATTGTTTAATTCAACATCATCAAGCAGCTTATTACGCAAACTCCAAATATCATTATTTTCATTGCCTTCAATCAAGCCTAACTCTTTAGCTGTAGCTATCTCCTGTTTAACACGTTCATTGATCAAAGAGCTTAAAAATGCTTTCTGCGTATCTTTAGATAAGTTAAAGAAGTAATCTTTAGCTGTCTAAAGATTTTCTTTAGCTGATTTCATAGGATCATTGAAGCTAACAAAGCCTTTGGATGTTCTGATACCGGTTAACAATAAGAATCTAGCTCCATTTCCTTCTAATTTCTTAGTATGCTTCTTGCCATTCTTATCCTTCCAGCTTACTTTATTTGGTGTATGGAAGTTCTTTATTCTTCTAGTAGGTTCTAACCAATCATTATTGATAGTACCGTCTTCATTGTAATGCAATCCTGTTTTCTCATCATAATGAGTTGGATCATCATCTATCTGTCTTAAACACAGTTCTATTTGATTCAATTCATCATAACAATATCCCAGTAAAGTATCCATACTTTGTTCCCCATATTGAATATAAGCACCTTGAGGAGTGGTATTGAACTTTATTCTTTCATGAGGCAACTTAATTCCTCTAATGAAATGGTATGTCTTTTTATCTGCTACTGTAGGGAATATTATTCTATCGTTAAATACAGCTACCATTTTAGCAATATAATCTTCTCTATCAGTAATACCAAAGTAATCTCTACCTACATCTTGTGATGTGGTATCTTTGAAGTTTATTAGAGTTTCTATAGATAGATCTTTATTACCTCTTTTAACTGCATTTAGAATAATAGAATTACCATTGTATACTACAGCATTTAGATTATCAAAAGTATCCTTATCATTTACTATTTCATTAAGTCTGTCTTTTGCAAAGTTATTCTAAGATACCATGTAATAGCTATTACCATCTGGACCATAGCTACTTAGACTCTTATCTGTAGCATGTTGATAAGCATAGTAATTTGCTATTTCCTTAACAAAACCCTATGTATTCCATACCTAAGTAGGTTGTATTACTCCTTCTGGGCTCTCTATATCTTTGATAGTGTTGTCTTTATTAATAGAGTTTTTGATACTATCTAATGTTTCTATTAATCTAGGAATACCACCAAATTTAATTCTATTTACTAAGAAAGAATTTAGCAATGTATATTGGTCTGATCTAGGATTACCATAATCTCCAGACATTAACATTCTATTAAGTGTTGGTTTATCTATACCCACGCCTACAGAATTTAACATACGAACAATTATATCCTTTAGATACTCTTGGTTAGCTGCTATATGCAAATCTACATTGTTATCACCTACTTTTAATATACCTTTATTGTTGGTAAAAGCATTTCTAATTCTATTAAAATTGTCTATTATAACTCGTAAGGTTTGTTTAGCATTATCTGTAGCAACAATAGCTCCCGTTTCATTATATCTATATATGCCAGCATTATTAAAGAAGTACTGCGACCATACTTTAGGATAGTTAGCTGCTTTTACATCTACTGTATTGTCTTTTAATTCCATCTTCGTAAGGCCAGTATCTGCATCTTCACTAATCTTTACCGTTATATAGTTATTAATGTCAGAAGTAATTACAGTTTCTATCTTAGTAAGCATAGCTTCAGCTTGTGTAGCTACATTTACATCTTCACTCAAAGAGTTCTTTACCAAAGTAGTTAGTCTAAGCAATAATGCTTGATAGAATGTATTACCATTCTTAGCAAAGAACTGTACTCTATCAATGATATTAGATATAGTTCTGCACCCAGATAAATCTTTTAATATGTTTGTCCAAGCTATATTTGGATCTACGAAACTAGGAAAATGAGTATATTCATCAAACTTAGTTTGCGGAGTACCATCTTTCCCTATTTCATATACAGGTATAGTTTGAAAGAAGAACTTTACTTCAGCTGGAGCATTATCTCTAATAGAGATATTCATGCCCTCTATTGTATGCTGACCTATGTTTACTCCTTCGGCTCCTTCTTCTATATTAGCTAAAGTATCACTTTCATTTCTATCTATTGATCTAATTCCTAATTGCTTTAGTTTAGTAGTAAGCATAGGAAGTATAATAGAGTCAAATTCGTCTACTACTTCATTGATTATATCAGATGGATACTTGTAAGCTTGAGCTTGAAGTATAAGTTTAAGTCTGTCAAATTTAGGAGCTTCCTTAGATAAGTCAGAGTAATTAATAGTCTTACCATCTGCAAATGATACTTGGAAGAAAGCATAAGTTAAACTATTTATAATGTCATTTAATTGTTTAACTGTCTGAATATGTTTAAATTTATATCCAGATACTTCCATATTAGCTCCATCACCTTTGTATATTTCTCTGAATCTATCTACATTTTCAGCATTAGGTTTCAAACCATAATACTTACCTCTATTGATCGTTGAGTATACTTTAGCTAATCCATATTGACCAGTTCTAATCCACAATTTGATAAAGTCGTATATTCTTCTAAACCAATTCTTAGTATCAAATCTATAATTACCTGATTCAGTTAACATAAAGTCTTTAAACTGATCAGCTAATTTTTCATCAATCTGTTTATCATTTAGACCTTGTTCTCTATACTTCTTATATATCTTATCTCTGTGTTTAGAATCAATCAACAACTGTGATACTCTGTGCCATGCTTCATGATATTGAACACCTTCTGGAGCCTATTCCGAAATCTTTATTGAGTCCTCTGTTACTCTACCTACTACTAAATTACCAGCTTCTGTAACATCTATTATGGATGATACTATTTCAGGAGTAATACCCAAAGTAGACTATATCCATTCTTTAGCCTATTTTGGATCCATTCTATCCTCCTCATTAATGGCTAGTCTAGATACTTCTTCTTCAGATACTTCCATATTAGGACCTTTTCTACCTTTACCGTCCAATATAGAAAATATTTCATCCAAATCAATAGTAGTCTATTTACCAGTTTCATCAGGTAGGGTAATACTGCCCATTTTAGTTTCTTCTTGAACTTTTTGTTGTGATTGCTCTACTTTACTTTCTGCATTTTTATCCACTAACATAACATCATCAATGTATATGTTAGCATCTTGCATAGTATCTGCTATATCAGTAAGTAAAATACCTTGCTTTATGTACCAACCAAGTACACTGATACCATTAGGATAGCTAGAGTCTACCTATTTGTTGCCTTTACTATCTTTGATAATACCGAAATCTTTGTTAGTAAATTCTAAAACATTGGGTATTAGAGTAATCTTATCTACATTATTGTTCTTCAAGAATAAAGCTAAAGGATACAACTTAGGATCTTTTACTTGAGATTGTAAATCTCCTCCCAAATAATTAGAGCTTAGACCATTTTCATCTATATTCCAATGGAAATTATCCATTATGTATTTTTTCAATCTTTCTCTAATCTCAGGTACTGTATTTATATCATTTAAGTTGTATACCTATTGACCTACTACTAACTAATTATCCTCTGCTAAATAGAATTGTTTATTCATTCTAGCTCTTACTTGTTCAGGAGATAATCTAGTATCATTAGGATTAGTAGCTGTTTGAGGGCCAAAATTCACTAAGAACTACAACACATTCTATGGAGTAACATTAGTAACAACTCCATTTTTATCAGTATAGAATTGATCTTTAGAGGTAACTAAATCAATAATTAAATCTGCTACTTCAGGTTTATCTTTAAAGTTATCGTAATTAAGAACAACTCCTATCTATGATGTACTACCATCATCTCTAGAAGTCTTAATCATCCATACTGGCTTACCCATAGGGAAACCCTTAGCTGATATTACTTGGTTTTTAAATCTGATTACACTACCACCTAAACTACCTGTAGTAATGCCTACTTGAGTATTTTCAGGATTAATCTAGTACGGGTCTTTAATGGTTAACCAAGAAGAATCTGTAAGTTTTCTATTTTTAGGACTACCATCTTCATTCTTAAGATTTACAATCTTACCATTTGTTTTTCTAATGGTGGTAGGAACTATTTCTAAGTTAGGATTAGCTTGTACTTGTTTATTAAGTTCTAGAACTTTATTACGTAAAGCACTAAGATTATTTACAATTAGCTATTGGTCATTAAAAGGCAGTCTGTTAAAAGCTCTATTTCCTCTAGCATACAGCCCTTCTATTGTCTTAATACTAGCAATGTATTCTTTCCCTTTGTAATTAAATAAAGCGTATATAGCATCTGTAGTAGTACCATCATCTTTAGTATATGGTCTTACTACTATACGTACTCCATTCTTAGTTACTTCTTTAATAAAGTCAGGTTGACCTGTAACTTCTGCAAATTCCTCATTATTAAGGTATTGTTCCATACCTTGGAATTTTTTAGAAGTCCTAATCCATTGACCCTATTCATTCTATTTAGATTCAGTAAGTCTGTAATTTAACTCATGAGAATATGGATCCAGTCTAGAATCATATGTGAGCTCTTCTAACTATCTAGGTTCTGATGTTTGTGTTTCTTCTGGCGTTTGAACTGGCTCTTCTGAAACTTGAGTTGGAGTTTCTAAAGCTTGCTTAGCCTCATCACCAAGCCATCCTCCAAGTATATCACTAAGAGTTGGTACATCTTCTATAGATAAAGGTTCTGTCTTAGGAGCTTCTTCAACTGGAGATACAGGAGTAGCAGTCTCACTAGGAACAGTAGCAGGCTTTTGAGCTTCTTTCTATTTAGTCTGTATGTTCTATTGCTCTCTCTAAGCTATTTCTTCTCTAGCTTCTTGAGCAAGAAGTTTCAATTCTTCAGCTCTAGCTTTTTCTCTATTTTGTAAGTTCTATGATATTTTCCATTCACCAGAACTTATAAAGTCATCGTAGGCTTCACGAAGTTCTCCTTCTTGTACTTTTTCGTTTTCCTATTCCTCTATTGGGGAATACGTACCGTCTTCGTTTCGTATTTCTATACGAAGGACGTCATTTTTAGTATAACCACCTTTTAACCAACCATCCCCAAGAGCTTTATTTTTAAGTTGTGTATCTTTTCCTCTTCCACCTTCTTTATCAAAATCTACATCACTTTTGAATACAATACGATATTCAGCATCAGCTCCAGTAGACGGTTGTGGATTATCTGTCACATCTACCCAATCTAACCCTTTCTTTGTGATAATGTGTTCTCCCCTATTTAAAGCATCTACCTCTTTCTTAGACACATATCTATATACTTGACCGTGATGATAGGATATTCCATACTCATTTAAAGTATTTTGAGCTTCTCGGTCTCCATTTCTTGCCTTGTCTATTAAAGTATCTACATTCTGAATTTCTTTCTCATCTTCGTGTGGTTTTTCCTAATCTTGAACAGGAGCTGGTTCTTGTTTTAAAGGTTCTGGAGTAACTTCTTCTCCTTCTTCTGCTACTTTCTCCTATGTTCTACCAGAATACAAGTCTTCTATATCTTGAACAAAATCATCTTCTTTAGCTTCAGAGTTCTTCCATTTATTTATTTTAGCCATTATAGACTTCTTATCGTCAGAAGACATCAAGTTATTTTCTTCACGTGCTCTAGCTTGATCTAGACCAGAAAGAATTAACTATTCCTGAGCATCAGCTAAATCCTGATGTATAGATGGAACCTAAAAATCAGATTCAGTTAAATTATATTCACTTAACACTTTCTTAAGTTTATCATAACTGTTTTCTAATGCCTTCTTATCAGTATTTAATAGATTTCTGAAATGAATTACATCTGCTTTAGATGTACGTAGACCAGTATTCTTTTCAAGATCATTAAGTTTAGTGCTGTTCTACTCATAATCGTTTATAAGTCTATTATATACTTCTAATTCAGAATAAAGAGAAATGGCATTTCTTATATCTTCTATAGATATTTGAGAACGTTGTTCATCAGATAATTTAGATATTACTTTCTCGATTTGCTTATTTACCTCTTCTCCGTTCAGCAAACTTTGCATCTTATTAGAAGATGCTACAAAATTCTGATCTGCTTCTTCAACTAACTTATCGTAATGATCTTTTAAAGCTATAAGTATATTGTAATCCTCAGTATTTGGTTCTATACCTAATATTTCAGCCTACTTTAATGCTGACTCAGATGTAGCTATATTCTTTACTCTATTAGCATTATTTCTTTCAGTTTCTATATCTTCTTGAGTAAGACCATCAATATTAACAGATTGAAGGTTGTCAAATGACTGCATTAAGTTATCCCACTTATTATTAGCAGCCATTTCTGCATATACAATGTCTTTTCTTACTCTATCTTTTTGATCTAGTTTTTCAGCATACAAAGCTGATAGCAATTTATCAGCCTGTAATTGGTCTCTAGTTTGTAAGTAAGTGGTAGCAGCACCTATTCCACCAGTCATTAGACCACCAAGTAATGCACCACCTTTAAAATTCTCTAAGAATTCAGCATCATCAGAATATACTGAATCCCAAGGAGTAATTGCAGCAAATATAGACCTTGCTCCAGAACCAATATTTTTAATAAAACTCTTAGCTAGATTAGGATCTTCTTCAAAGTGTCTATTAATATAGTCCTAACCCTTCATATATTGAGTTCCCTCTTCAGCTCCTTCCATAGCAGAAGATATGAGAATTCTACCACCTAAATCTAATATTGCTTTTCTCTTAGTTTTTTTAGGCAGTTTATCTACACTATCTATACCAAAGCTGGTTATATCATCTATACGTTCAGCTAATTTACCCTTTAGAAAACCTTTGCCTTTATCGTACTTATTTGCTAAAGTTTTTAATCCTCTTACGCTTTTAGCCATTTTGCCTAATGGTATAACTTCTAACATAGTTTGAGTAGCATCCCAAGTAGATAAAGCCATGTTATCGGTATAAAGTGATTTCATACCTTCAAAATTGTTAAGACGTATTTTATCGAACTTAACATTATTTACTTTTACTTGATTAGTAAGTAATTGATCGTATACGTAATCATCATTGTCAATCTATTCTTGAGTATAAGAACCCATTCTTTGCATTTCTGCTTTGGCATCCTTTAATAACTGTTTAGAAATACCACTTTTATCAATTTGATTAAGTACTGATGTCTTATAATTACTATATACTTCTCCTTTGGATTCCCTTTCTCTACTGAATAGATTGCCTACTATTGCTGCTCCTGCTCCAACGGTCATACCTACAGCTGTACCTATAGGACCAAAACTAGAACCTATAGATGTTGCTGCATAAGTAGTACCAGTAGTAAGTATATCATTAGTAATAGTAGCGGCAGATGAGCCCATTAATCCTGGTATCTTAAACAAATATGTATCTATATCAGTAAGATCCATACCAGGTTGTTGTGATTTTCTACGATAATAATCAGAAGTTAACCTACTGTTGTACTCATCAGCATTATTCTGTGCAATATCTGCCTAAACTAAAGCTTGACTCTTCCTAGCATATAAAGTATTAGGATCTGAATAAGATCCTGTAGCTTTATCTATCTGTTCTGTTGTCTGACGATCTATTTCACTTAAAGCTGAATTCCAATTTCCGTTAATGAAATCGGTTTTCAGCTTTGTATTTAAAGAAGAGTCATTCAACTTATCATTTAATATGTTATTGTAAGCTTCTTTATTATTTAGAATAGTATCAGACAGCAACTTTACCTACTGTTTTAAATCTTTATTAGTAGGATCTTGTCTTAATTGAGGAAGTATAGTGTTAATATCACGTACAGCTTGGATATAGTTTTTGGCATTTAGAATTGTGTTATAATCCTAATCTGCCATTACATAATCACCTAATGCACTATCTCTAATAACTTCATTTCTTTTAAGGTTCCAATCATTAAATGCATTAGATACCCAATCTGTAACTCCAAAATCATCAGGAGCACCCTCATAACGAGGGTTCTCCATAGTATGGAAATATTCTTCTACGTTAGCTTTTGGAGCCTAATAAGCATCGTACAAAGCTGTTCTCTATCTTATACTATCTGTTAATGATGTATCGTATACTTTTCTTTTCATATTATCTTATACTTCCTAATGTTTGTAATGCTGAAGTTCCATATTCATCTTTAGCTTGGGATGTACCACCTATACCTGTAGGTGAACCACCTTGCCATCTTTGATTTACTCTTTGCCAGAATTCTGGAGCATTGTTAGTACTTGGTAATGCTTTGAATATATCCATCTCAAAATATTCATGACCATCTTCTCCAACTACTTCTGTAACTTCTGAAGCTTTATATAAGTCTTTTAATGCAGTTCTGGTACTCTGTCTACCAAACGGAGCTACTAAGTTATCTGCAAATCCTTGTGTTAAACCTTTATCGCTCCAAAGACCTGTACCTAACGCTTGTTCTATTCTTTCTTTAGGTATTCTTATTTTACCAGATAATGCAAATGTTCCAGGTCCTACTTTAACCATTTTGCCTTCAGGTAAGAACTGTACATCAGATAAATTACCTGATTCAAGTACTTCCTTTAATGGGAAGCTTGTGTCTCTACCAAAACCAGCCACTCTTTCTGCTTTTCTAGGGGTAGTTTCAGAAGCAATTTGGAATACTGTTTCTGGTAATAAGAATCCTCTAGAATCATTAAACTGATATACATTCTTTGTGGTTCCATTTTCATCTTTTATTTCTTGTTGTGAACCACCTATACCAGTTAATAAATCGTCACTCTCAAGTAAGCTAACATTACCTTTAATCATATCTAGAGCAGAATTTACTCCTTTTAAATATCCTTGTTTAGAATATTCTTTGTTACCGCTTACTGATATAGGAGAGAAACCAGATGTCTTTTGGAATTCATCTCTAAGTATGTGTTTATTAGCTAAACCTATCATTTGAGCTTGTAATCTATCAGCTGCATCTGATGCACTTCTAGCTACTATCAAATCATTATCATTACCAGTAGCTCTGTAAGCATTGGAATACTGCATTGCAGCTTGATTAAGTTGCATATATGAGCTCATCATATTATCAATATTCTGAACTCCTTTCTTAGCATCTTGAGCTATTTTAGTATTTGGATATTTACTTATCAATCCTTCTATATAGTTTCTATATTGATCAAATCTAGAACCAATTCTAGATTGCACGCTTCTGGTAATAGATTCATTTAAAAAGTCTAATCTGGTAGGATTAGGTCTAATTATTTCATCTTTACCTGTTCTACTTGCAGCATGCTTAGCTTGTATTAACCACAATGGGTCGACAGTATCTTGGTTTACTATTCTGTCTCTTTGTGAATCTGCAATCATTCCTACAAATGCTTCTCTAGCAGCAGCTTCATTACCACCTGTAGCTTGCAAAGCTTCTTTGTAATACTTCTGTCCTTGAGGTGTACTTACCAAATCATTAAATCTAGCATTAGCTATGTCATATAGTGTGTCGTATGTAATGCCAGCTCTATTGTACTTAACTCCATCTTTCCATACTGAACCTAAACTACTAGGTTTGAGATTACTAAAGTAAGGATTAGATAGTTCATCAGCTGTCATGTATCTGACAGGAGTAATGTCACTAAATACTCTTTTGTTACTCAATGTATCATACTGAGGAATATTAGAATCATCCCATCCTTCTTTGTATTTACCTTCAGCTTCCATTTTAGCTCTCATCTCTAATCCAGCTCTTAAATTATCAGCACTTTCCTTAAGTAAGGACAAAGATGAATAATCGGTACTATTAATTAAAGACTGTAGATTAGCTCTAAAGGAGGCATCTTTCATAGCATCGGGATTCTGGGCTATCTAGCTAATGGCATCCTGTACATCCTTTCTATTAATAGTTAAATTATACCAGTTCTGTGTATCTACAGCAGATGGGGAACGAAATTCCCCAAACTTCTGTAATGCTGTACTAAATTGTTTAGCTGCTTCATCTACTGCTGCTTTCTATGTAGCTCCTATTCTGTATAGTTCCCCAAAGTTAATAGGAACGTATGTGTTTAATATAGGGGCTTCAGCAGCCTAATCATATCTATTAGCTGTCATTATCTATTTCCTCCCTTATTTAACCATTTCTTAAATTGACTCATATCAGCAGAAGTAAAACCAGCTTGCAAAAATGGATCATATAATTTAAGCATAGCATTATCTCTACTTCTTTGATTGCTCATTAATTCTCTATTTTGAGCCCACTGACTTAATTGACCTAAACCAGTTCTGCGAATATTTCTAGCAGTAGCTCTATTACGAGCATTAAGTTCAGATGCTAAGTTAGTAGCTTGAACCCACTGCTGTCCTAAGTTATTCATTGCGTTGGCATATTCCGCTTTATATTGATTATTTGCATTACTTTCAGCAGCTCTAGCAGCAGCAATAGCTTTATTAGTAGCAATAGCATTTTGCAATCTAAACGCCATATCTTGACCAGTATTAGTTCTCTATTGGCTAGCTGCATAATTGGCTACATTTCTATTAGTTTCTATATCTCTGAGTAGCGGATCAATATTGTATCTACGTCTACCCATAGTGTTAGTAATAGCTGTAGCATACGGGTTGTAATTAGCAGGTACTGCTTCTGAGCTACTAGTAAACAAATTAGACATTATAGGAGCTAAAGAGGCAGCTCCACTAACCAAACTGCTTAGCCCTTCTAATCTTACAGGTTCCTACTGTGGAGCAGTAATTACAGGTTGTACTGTTGCACCTGTTATAGTTCTAGTTCTAATATCTTCTGGAGTAGCATCCACATCAAAACTTTCATCTATAGTATCCAAATTAGGAATTATCTCTGGAGCAGTAACTCTAGCAGTTTTAGGTATTACTCTAGAAGTATAGTTAGTAGTAGTTACTTTAGGAGATGCTTTTCTAGTAGCGTTTATAGTAACTTCTGGCAAGTTACCAGCATCTACTTCTGATACTCTACCATAATTATCCCAAGGAGCAGTAACGTCACCTTTCATACCCCAAGTATCTCTAACTCTTGGTGTAGGAGCACTTACCCCCATACTGATTTCACCAGCAAATCTAGGATCTATCATAAAACCAGCAGCATTATATCCGGCTGGGGTATTATCACCTCCTCTAGCAAAACTTTCTAGTTCTTTAGTTTTATTCTTAATGCCTTTCTTAGCTTTAATACTTTCCTGCATAGCAAATAATTTGTCATGCATTAATTTGTTATTCATCTCGTTAAGCATATCTGCATTCTAAGCATATATGTCTTTTCCTTTACTTTTCTTTCTAGTCATTACTTTATCACCTAATTCTGCAAAGGTTTTATTTGTACCTGGTACTTTCAAAGTATTACTTAATATTCTACTTCCTTCAGGTAAGTTTACTAAATTACTATCTGTAGGTTGTCCTTGTTCTGGTACTTTACTTACTGTACCATCTGGAGTCTGTATTAGTTCTCCATCATCTACATAAGCCAATGATGACGGAACTTTACCTCCGTATTCAAATACATCAGTATCAAACTCCGTATTATCTTCATTAAACTCATTAGCTAATCTTTCTGTGCCAGCTACAGCTTCTCTATTTTGAAATGCATTCAATCTTATAGCAGCTCTACGTCTTCTTAGTTTCTTATTTCTAAAAGCTCCTCTTAAACCAGTACCTAAAGTACCTTCATCAAAATCAGTAAATGAAGTCATTTCTGCTGCTTTACCTTTCTTACCAATAAGACCAACTGCTGCACCAGCAATACCACCTACTAAACCACCTACAGGTCCACCTATAGTCATACCAAGTTGTGCTCCAGATCCTGCACCTTCCGCTATACCAGTAAGAGATTGCATAGTAGCCTCTCCACCAGTAGTAGCAGTAGAAGTCTAGAAAGGACTTGTCAATGTATTTATGGCTCCAGGTATTGCCTAAGCTATTTCTGATATATTTCCTATATTTGTATTAGCAGGATTATTCTTAACCATAAGATTATTAGGGTTATTTGGAGCAGTTCCCCTAGCTATTGATGATTGTAATTCCCACATATTACTTAAAGATACCGGCAAACCAAACTACGCAGCAGGAATCTATATCTTTCTTTTCTTTGTATTCTTTTTCATATTAAATTCTAGAATATCTATAAGTAGTTGTTATCTAAGGCATCTAAAAAGAATAATCCTTATCTGATTTAAATTTATAATCACATATCATATATTTACCTCTCATTCTAGCAGGGAATGACATATTATCATCCTCTTCAAATGAATTCTGTCTTGGAACTGGTAATCTATAAGTATCTTCACGATAGTCAAATACTAAATCCTAACCGTCTTTATTAGCTACCTAGTGTTTAGTAGTTAATTTAATACTATCAAGAATATCATTGGTTAGTATTTTATTATTTGGATCTATAAAGTCTCCCTATAACTGAATATTATCAAATACTTTAGTATACTGAGGATCTTTGTTTACTACTATCTTTAATCTAATGTCTTTACTAGTATCACCAAATCCTTCTATATCTAATGAATTAATGATATAGAACTCATTATTCTTAGTTGTTACAATTTTATCTGTAAGAGGTAACGTAAAATCTGGATCAAATGTATATAAAGATGTAAATGCGTTTAATTTTTCATTATATATCAAAGACTTATTATACAGTCTGAACCATACTTCATCATATTTCTTATCATACAATGAATTAGCTCCTTTAGTCTTTTGATTATACATGTTATTCATATAAGACTGCACGTTACAATCTTTTGATATTATACTTATTCCACTTCCTGTAGATTTACATATTTCATTCTTATTAGAATCGTACCAATATATGCTATTACTAGAGTTAACAATACTTCTATCATTAACTACATTAGTACCATTTAGAGTACTCAAATAATCGTATCTATCCAATACTCCACCAGTACCTAATACTAGTTGTCCTACATTGTTATCTTGTATTAGTGATCTTTCATTTACAGATAATACTCCAAAAGCATTATTCTACCAAAAGTATAATCTATTAAATATACCTCGTATGTTAGTTATTTCTCCATACTGATAATCTACATCTATGAAATTAGCTGGTTTAAATACAGACCAATTGTCTATATTTTCATTGATAGTTTTAGCCTGTGATACATACACTCTATTGGCTGATTTTACATTAGCTTCATCGTATAGATCTCTAGTACTGAATAATTTAGCATCTGGTGTTACTGAATAAACATCATTATACAAATAATATGGTTTACTTTGGGAATGATATTGCTACATTTGAGTAGGCTCTAATTGCATAAAAGCATCCACTGCACCTGTACCTGCATTGTATGTTCTATTGGTCATTTCACCCATAGATAACTTTAGGTTTATAGTGCTTTCTAAAGGAATGTAAGCTCCAAAGTATCTCTTGTTTTCATTCCATTCATTTACATCATTCCTTTGAAATATCATCTGGCACGGATAGTCTAGTATCCCTAAGTAAGTATCACCACCAAATGCATATACTGTATTATTAGCTTTATTACCATAAGCTCCAACAGGTATATAAGTATTACTAGTTCTAGATGAATAAGTATTACCACTGTAAGGTATAATTGCTTTTTTAACATTAACTACAGTTACAACGCAATTATTCATCATATTAGAGTCTCTGTAAGCAGAAACTCCTTCTATACTTTGCTTATCCTATTCAGAAGATTGTAGTATCATACATGGCCCAGCTGGACCATAGGTAACAACATTATCACTATCTCCAGCTTTATAAAATTCACTAGTTGCCCAATTAGTATAAGCAATGTCACCTATATTTATCTTATAAGGAGCTACACCACCATTATTAGTTACATTATAAGGTATATTTTTTGCAAGTTTAGCATCTATAATAGTCTATTCTGCTGAATTATAGATAGAAGATCCTTTAGAATAGAATTTTTGTATGTAAGCCCCACAGAAATCATCTTTATGAATTTTAAATACTTGAGCTGCATTTTCAGATTGGCTGTCATCTTTATTGACTACCTTGGTCCATTTTCTATATTCAGATGAATTTACAACTGTATTATTAGGTGGATATACACTTCTATTATTCATTCCTACCCAATTCTATACATTTACTCCAGTGGTTGTATCTACTTCTGCTGTACTAAAGTAAGAATGAATAAGACTTTCCTATTTAATATACACATTATCTTTGAATACTTCTTCCGCTTTCTCTCCATTAAAACAAACCTCAGGAGATATAAATCTCCAATACCCAGATGCTATGTCGTTAGTATCTATAGTACTAGTTCTTTTAAATACAGAACCGGTAAGATCCATTACCATTTGCCTACGCTTGTTCATCAAAAATGGCATTGGTCTGTACTCATTCGTATCTTTAGACGTACCTCTACCAACTTCACCGTTATCTCTATCTTCTACTATCTTATAATTATGTAGTGAAGTAATTACTCCTTGTGATACAATTGTTCTATCTTGTTCAGTACGATCACATCTAACTATTTCATATGATACAGCGTCTATAGGGAAGTTTTTTACTGTAAATCTAACTCCTATAGGCATAGACTAAAATACATTATTGCCTATATCCTAATTAAATGCTGGAAAAGTATCCATGTTAGGAAATCTTATATCCCCTATCCATAATGTTGGTGATGCTATAGATTTACTATTGTAGAATACTATACCAAATCTATATACCTCGTCTCGTTGATAACTTCTAAATAAAGCAGATATTACTGGATCAGCGTAATTCTTCTATCTTGTGGCAGTCTTTATTTTCTTAGTAGTAGCTAGTTCCTATTTGTTAAAAAATATATCTGTTGGATCTACATGATATAAGTCCATACTTTCTACAGTTTCCGAACTATTGCTAATACCTACATTGTTTCTTAACCCGCCATTTAAAATAGAAATAAAGTCTTCCTTTAATTCAGTATATACGAAACTATACTCTATATTAAGACCGTTACCTCCTAGTTTATCATCCTTACCGTAAACATATGGTAATATAGTTAACTACCCACTAATGTCTCTCTTAGCATTATAAGGGTTAATACAATCGTGATGCGCTGGAACTTTACGCATTGTGTCATAGTCTTCAATTCCAAAGTACATATAATCATTCGGATCTGAAGTTTCTAATCTAACGTTACCATCCTTATTTGCTCTATATGCTCTAGCATCATACTCTACTAGCTTACCATTATCTTCTATCATAGGAACCCAAGAGGTTTCTGTAATATTAGAAGCAAATAATCTGTTCTATACAGAAGTAATACTGTTACAAATAAAAGCATAACTAGTAAAGGCGTTAAATTCTTCTTGAGTCATAACACTAAGCTAATTACTGCCTGTATCTGTATAACTTATTACATTCTTGTCTGTATCTATTTCTATATCATCTGCTATAGAATAAGTAGGAGTAGAATTGTTATCTTTATAGAAGATACGAATAATAGTACACCTATTAAAATCTTTAGTATCTAATGGAGCCTATATAGTACATCCTTTACCAGTATAGGAATCTTTCTATGATCCATAATGATCTACTAAGTTAGCACTAATACTAGAAGCATCTAGATGCACACAATTACTCAAACTAGATATAGATGTCTGTTGAGAATGAGGATTATATAGTCTATAACAATACTATACCATGCCAGCTTGAAAGTTACCAGATACTATTTCTGTAATTTCAAATGGAGGTAACACTGCATTAGGTATTATATCAATGCTATCAGGATTAAGTATGTTACCATCAGAATCTACTAATGGATTATCTTCATTAGGATATTTTACATACTTATCACTCATAATATTAATTACCTTAATAGATGAATTGCCATCTGTAAAGTAAGCTTTAATATTTGATTGTGTTTCATAATTTAATACTATACTCAATTGATTTGAATTAGCTTCCTCACATAACCTTAATTTTCCCTATAATACAACTGTACTAACTAAATTGGGAGAATCAAAATTTTCTATACGATATATCTTATTATAGCCATCCACTAACTTAGTAACTACTACAGCAATATCATTAATAGTTGCAGTACCTATTATTTCTTCAGTACTCTTGATGCCATAATTATACTTTTTAGCACCCTCTACACTCTAAAGAACACCACTAGTACTAGAATCATCAGTAATGATACGAACATCCTAACCAAATCTATATTGATTACTTGGTAACATACTGGCGGCACTATCAGTGTTCATTCCACCATAAAATGTATTTATTTGAGCTGTATTACTAATCATAATCTATTCTAATTATAAATTATTTGTTCTTCTCCAGTAGTACTAAAGAAAGTATCGTGATCATTAAATTCTGGATAAAGTTTGTGATAGGTATTTTTTATACTTTCCAGTTCATCTACTCCAGGCATCATAGCTTCAGCGTAAGCCTACTTTCTATAGTAGTTCCAACTAGTCTTCATTTCTAAGTAATCCTACTAAGATATCTGCCCCTTTAGCTTTCTTGGATACATTAATTTTAATGTAACATACCACAATAAAGCTTCTTTATAGGATTCCATATCTGGTATCATAGGCATACCTTCTTCATCAGTAAATATAGCGTAATATTCTATTTTAATAAAACCAGTAGGTATATTAGTCATAATATAGCCAGGTTTAGTCATATACTATAAATCTGCGCTGTACATTGTACCATCGGTGTGAGCAAATTTACCATTTACATATCTATTAGATGGACTAGCTACTGTATATTGATTTACTAAAGCACTTAAAGTATCACGCATATTAGAATCTGAATTAAGTTTATCTAAAGCTTCTCTATCAGATACTAAATTAAATAAGTTCTTTACTAAAGGTATTAAGCCAGCATCAGGTATAAGCATACACGGCTTATCTACACATTTATCATGGTATACTCCAAAGCTGGATGTAGCTTTTCTCATAGGTAACCAACCACCATTATTACAAAATGAAAATGCTACCTAACCTAACTTATATAGATCACATGGTAAGGAAGCCTAATGACATTTAACAGGTAATATAGTTACCTTATGTTCATACTATTGTATAGCTCCAATCTTAAGTAAACCTTCACAGATCCATTCAGAAATATCTGATATCTTGATTTCTTCTTCCTTTAAATCTAGGTCTGAAATGACCTTTGCCAGAACTGTTTTGGAGCTAATCATTCTATTATTTATCATAACTTATAATTCTGGATAATCTTTTAATTTATTAAAAATAATTTGAGCAAGTGCGCGTTTATTTTCTCTTGAAGCTATGAACTAATACTTGCTCTTATTAGTTAATAAACAGTTCTTTTTAGACCAATGAAATCTGTACTTGAAATAACCACTATGATCGTTTAGTAAATATACAGGTTTACCTGTTTCTTTAGTAGCTTTCCAATCCCATCTCAAACTCTTACCTGAGAATTCCTTTGGCTAATGTTTTATTATCTGTAGTGTACCTAATCTGCAAGGTAATTTTACTTCCTTACAGTTCTACATTATTTCATCTCTAATATACTTAAAATAATCTGTTACTATTGCCTTATATGTTTTTAAGTCAGCATCATACTAAGTATTAGTATCTATTTGATTCTTATAATTAATATAGAAATCAGCAATAGTATAGCTCTTTCTTTTATATTTTACTCTTTCTCTCATTTAGTACTATATCTATTCTGATTATCGTCCTTAGAATCATTAGTAACATCACTAGGTGAAGCTACCATAACTCTTAATTCTTTCTCTAATATCATCTATACAATAATAGGTACCATAGCCGATGGAACTGGGTATTCATCATCTGGGTTATAACAGGGTATATCTTTAGTAGGATCCTAAAGTATTACATCTATACTTATGTACTCTAACTGATTAGAATCTCCTTCGACATATATCTTATTGTTCTTAACCCAAGCAATATAGTCTTTACATGTAGCTTTTCTATACTTCTACAATTTAGCTTTAGTATAACTACCTAACTATATTAGGTTACCAAACATATCCCGTACAGCTATTACTCCTGGTTTATATCTGAAATTGATTAAAGTAGGTAATTCTTTCTCACCAACGAATACAAACTTACCAGGAACTATTTGTACTCTGTCTAGATGAATAGGTTCTAATGTGGTGACATACGCTTCATCAACATCGTAACCTTTATCAATAGCCTACTTTATAAGCATTGCTCTATAATAGTGAATCCATAATTCAATCTAATGTCTTGAAATATGTTCTGATTCTGCTATATTATTATTACGAACAATCTATAAAATATTATCAATAAGATTATTAAGACTCATTTTATTAAATATTAACGTTAATACAGACTAAAACGCATTTTAAAGCCCGTAGCTGCATTTTATATGCTCACCCTTACAATCCCTTTAAATAACTAATAGCTCTTCTTACACAGCCTTAAAATAAAAAAAGGTTGATCTTATTGACCAACCTTATTCATTGCATCTTTCATATCCTATGGTAACATCTCTTTCATAGGCTGAGGAACCATTTGATTTGCTTTCCTTATGATATTCTTTAATTCGTTTATTTCTTTTTGAAGCTCTGTTATTTTTGAATCTTCTTTGTCTGTATCATTGGTTACCTCTAACTTATCTAATAGCTATTGGCATTTAGACATTTCTTCATCACACTTTGCTATAGCTTCTTTTCTCTATTTATAAGTATTATACTGACTGCGTACTATACTTATTATTTCCTATTTATTTGTAGATATAGTTAAACCTAAAGAGCTGTCTGTTATAGTTGATTTATTTTCAGGTATAGTAAACTTTTTAGATTCTCCATTACATTGAATAGTTATATCCACTAGTTTCTTACGCTATTGATTTGGCATTGGAAACTATCCTGGTGGTAATGGCTCTTCATACACATTACTTACCTAAGTAACCTAACCTTCATTATATTCGGTTGTCTTCTTGAAAGTACCTATTACTTCTATTATATATACTTTATCACCTATATTTAATTGATTGAATAACATAAGTATAAGATTTTAAGGGCTCAATTAAGAGCCCTTAGTTATTATTAAGCTGCCGGAGCAGTAGTAGTATTATCTCTATTCAGCAAATATCTGTAATAATCTAATTGGCAACAATTAGGATTAGGTACAAAATAAGCTGGAACAGGACACGGACTCTTCAATTGACTTACGATATTAGCTGTTTGAGCCTACTGAGAAGCTGACAAAGCTAACTGATTATTTTCTTGACGAAGAGCGTCAATCTTATTCTGCATTTCACGCATTTCAAGTTGACAGAACTTATCATTGATAATCTAAGTTTGTGCATCAATCTTAGAACCAAGAATATTGAATTTAGTAGTATTGTCAGATAACAAACTGTTAAATCCAGAAGTGATAGCATTCTGCAATGTATTAGTCTAGTTACACATAGATAACTGACTTTCGTAACCCATCTTAGTAATGTTATTATTTACATCAGCTATAGAGGATCTAACATCGCAGCAGCAACTAGCTAACTGAGAAGCTAATGAAGCATTACCAGAAGTAATAGCGTTGATTACTTCACAACTTGCAAGTTTGGTATCACAAGCTATCTGGCTTACACCTGTATTGATAGTATTCAAAGCAGTCTGAACAGAATTAATATCACAGTTCAAAGTAGTTGAAAGTGTGCTGATAGCATCTTTGTTACCATTGATTGCCTGCATCAACAGATTAGTATTAGCATCGGTATTCAATTCAGAAGCTAAAGCACCTGCATTACGGTTACCAAAACCAAAACCATTACCACCCCAACAGAAGAACAGTAATATGATCCAGATCCACCACCAGCCACCATTACCGCCCATGCCGTTATTGTTCATCATGGCAAGCAAAGCAGCGGGATCCATACTACCTTTATTAGCATTTTGCATTAAAGCAGCAAGACCAGCATCAATACCACGATCTTGCACAATAATTCTATCTTCTAACATAATTGATTTATTTTAAAATTGATTTTTATTAATATCTGATATAGCGAGTAGATCTATTGCCACGGCTATATTCATCATAAGGATTGTATTCTTTCTCGTTTTCACGATCATATCTATCGTAATCTTCTGTATCTTCTTCGCGATACAAAGGATATGATCTGTATACTCTCATACCACCTCTACTTCTACCACCTCTAGAACGTCTAAACATTCCGTAAGATTCTTCATTTACTTCATGTTTTTCAAGTTCTTCTTCGTAGCATTCCATTTCGGCTTCTCTAATCTTGTCACACATTACGTATTGATAATAATACCACATTTTACCTTCGTCAATGTCTTTGTCATTCAGCCAAGCTTTAGCAAATTCTACGTAATGTTTAACATTATTAGATCCGGTAATGTTGAGCAGTACTTTGTAATAATCAGAGTATACCATATTCAATGCTACATACCAATCGTAACGGTTGAATTTACCACTAAGTGATATACCATACTGACTAGCTAGAGCAGAAGTTTCCTCTAATGACCAATGTTGTCCACGAGTACCATCCTCATTTTCCATCTTCATTACAGCTTTACGAGCGTGTTCCTCATTGAAATGAGGTCCGTGTTCCATCTCATAAGCTTTTACACGAAATATTCTATGCATATTATTATTGATTAATAATTATTGAATATATTATTTACTTAGGTACTTCTACTATTCTTGTACCTGTTACTTTGATAAGTGGATTGGTATTAACTATTTGATATTCTTTTGTTTCTATGCGTCGCCAATCAAAGTGCCAGAATCTAACCCAGCCATTTTTATAAAAATTCTTATACTCTTTCTTCTTGTATATAAGAATAGTCTATTGATTCTTTAAATCTATTTTGGCTGTAAGGATTGAGTCCTTTCTTCTAACTATGATAGTTGTTAATGGATTAAGCTTTAGTTCTTCTTCAAAGTCTATAGCTTCTTTTTTGATTACTGTCTTCACAGAATCTTTAATCTCAGTATTGATTACACTAGCGTCGGTTAGATTCTTGTCTTTGATTTTAAGTTCTTTCTGAGTCTATTTCAACTATAATAATAAACTATCATTACTATAGTTTAATTCTTCTATAGTAAGCTATAAAGTTCTATTATGTTCCTAATTATTAGATACTAAATCCTAGTAAGCTCTAACATTAGAAGTAGCTCTATTTAACTCTGCGTTTTTCTCCTATAACTAATTGTGCTAAATAAAAATAGTCGCAATAAGTAAACTGATTAAACCTACTGCGACTACTTTGAAATTCTTACTGCACCAATTAATTATGTTTAGTATTATTGGTATCATCTGAAAATTCTTTATCTAAACTGACATCTAAAATCTATTCCCCTTTTTTCTCAATTATTTTCTGGAGTATACCCCATATTTTCCAATTTGGATGAATCTTACCTAAATTCTCAAGTAATTGGAAAAACTCTACTAGAGCAATAGCACCTGCTACAAACTCTACGGCTGGTATTGATACAGAAGTTATAATAAAAGTTTCAATAGTAAATGCTCCGCATATAGCTACTATAGAATCTCTTAGCTTATAAAATATTTTGGAATATAATCTTCTAGATTGTCCTATTACATTACGGTACTTACTCTATTTCTTATTAGCTTTACATTCGTATAATGAATCTACTATTATAATACCAGCTAAAGCTAATATTGGAACATATACTGGAGAATATAAAGACAATAAACCACCTATAGCACTTACTGTAACTTTTTCAGCACTGCTAAACATGTTCTTAAATATAGACATTGTTTGTTCTCCTATCTGATAATAATTCATAGCTAAAAAGTCTGATAATGTAATCAAAAAAGTCCTAGAGATTAAAAGGGGGTAAATCTGCTAGGACTGATAATTTGTTTGAGATTTATTATTAAAACGTATAGTTTCAGTATAGGTTACTGATTTAAAATAAACTGTATTACTAACTAATAGCGCTTCTTACTTCTACCTTGTGTACTGTAGCAACTACGGATATTTAATTATCTTCTTTAATAAGTTAATGCTGTTTCTACCAAGAGGTAAGGTCTCGTTCCTCTAATAAAACTACGATAATCACTGATAATATTTGGTAATTATGCTTCAGTGTACTCACATTACCATTGGCATTACTAAGACCATTGTTAGAATTCAGATTGAATAAACCTGTATTAGAACTATTGCTAGTGTTAGCTCCTATCTAACTTTTGGTTAATGCTAGAACGGCAACCTGTAAAATAAAATTACAAATTAATTACGGTATATATACCAAACGAGTACCCGCATTACCAACGGCAGTATAAGTACCATAGTTAGAAGCCAGATAGAATAAGCCCGCAGCAGAACCACCGTCAGAGTGAGCACCCATCAGCAAAGCTCTGTCAGAATCTACTGCATTTGTCCAGTAATGATCACAGAAATAAGTAGTACTACTAGCTCCTCCTTCTTGACAGAATAAATCAGCGGCAGCATTGTTATTTATCTTTTTGACCAGTTGTCCACTCGTTGGGTATGAAGTTAAACCGCTATCTACAAATAACGATCTGTCATTTCCAAAGTTTTCGATGTTGTTAGTAATATAAACTTTATTATCAGTACCATATAATATTACATCACAACACCCCTTCTATACATGACCAAAAGGATTTTCTATACCTCTGTATCTATTTACCTTAGTACTAGCTTGAGTTTCTGCACCTTCAGCATCGGTATTAGTATAATTGTAAGTCACTTCACCAGAACCATTAAATAAATTATCTGTAGTTCCACAAGGAACAAAACCCCAAACGTTTTTACCATTTACTTTTTTAGTTCCTGAAGTAATACCATTACCAAGACCACCTTGATGATAACCTTCAGCAGTTAGTATATCATTGACTGCCTTCTGACTATTTAGAGTAGCATATTCAACTACAAAACACCAAGTAATAAACTTATGCACATTGTAGGTATACATAGCATAGTGATTATTCCTATTCTTTCTAGCTTCTGCGAGGAATGTAATTCTGTTCTTACTTACTGTAGGTGTTTGACCTTTTCTACTAAATAGAGTAGTACCATCAGAGTAAGCTTCATAAGCACTAACATACTGCTTATCAAACTTAGTATAACCAGGAATGGCGTATGTTGACATTCTAATTTCCCAATCGTAATCTCCATGTTCTACTACAGTATAGTAAGCATCTGGCAATTCAACCATTATATCTACTGCATTAAAGTCTACAGCCTGGTTGTTTTCATACTTAGTCCAATCATCAGATTTTAAGTAACCAACTATAGAACCATTAGACATGCCACAACCTCTGAATTGTGATTGTACAGGTAATGTCTTATGATAAGCCATATTACCAGTTCTAACACCATCTGGGCTACTGCTTGAAAATCTTACTCCATACCATAAGTCACCAGCTGAATAAATTTGGGATCCGTTCAACCACATCTCTTGAACGGATTTCCCATTAGCAGCAACTTCTTGGAATGTTAAATTATTTAAACCAACTTGTCCCATAATTAAGCAGCTGAAAGTTTAATATACAATATACCAGGAGTCTAACTACCTACTTCAGGTATTTCATCTACTATTTTAATCTGAGTAACATCTGTAGAAGTTACTTTATTAGCTACAGCAGTATTTATCTTATTATTTGCTTCACTTTTAGTATATACATCAGACTTATTTGCTTTAGTACCTAATTGATTAGTTATAGTAGTAGCAAAGTTAGGATCGTCACCTAATGCAGCAGCTATTTCATCTAAAGTATTCAGAGTTTCAGGAGCAGAAGCAACTAATCTGGCACATTCAGCTTGTGCTATTTCGATAGCTTTAGCATCTGTTTCTAATTTAGTATAAGCATCAGTAATACCATAACCTGCCAATGTAGTAGACTTATTTGCTTTACCGTTTAGGTCATTGGTTAACTTCTGTTCAGCTTGTTTAGCTCTATTTACCTCATCTGCAATTTCCTATTTCAGTTTCTTTATTTCTACACTCTAATCAGTATTAGTAAAGTAATTAACCGGTAACCAGTCATTACCTGTATAACTTTTAATTACATTACCGTTAGCATCAGTAGATAAGTCAATCCAATAAGTTACTTCCATAGGATTGGGAGCATAAAAAGATGCTAAAAAGTTAGGATTTTCTTGTTTTATCATAAGTTTGTTAAATTAGAGTTATAAAATATTTAGCAATAGATCCCAATATTATAGATGAAATTCCAATTGCTAAGTCTTTTTTATTCCACTTGCCGTTATAGTAGTGGCAACGGTCGCTGTTCTCCTTGATGAAGAGCATCAACAATGCAGTACTGCCACCGAATACTATGGCGGTGGATAGATAGACCACCGCACCTAAGATGTTATTTTTCATATTTTGAGTTAGCATTATGCAAATTTAGTTAATGAAATATATCTTCTACCCGTGGTGGCATTGGCTCTCTTCCAATTTAGATAAGTAAGGCCGTTTTCTGTTTTCTTGTAAAAATAGATTCCATAACAATTTGTATACAGATAATCCATGTCACCTATATCAAAGCCGTCAACAACACACCTTCCTTTTGAAGAAATAATATTGCCCGAATTATCAATCGTTTTATTTGATTTTATTTTATCGGAGGATATTTTATTCACAGATATGTTTTCAACATCCACATTCAGTGCTTGCCGAATCCAATTATCAATGCTTGTAAACGTTCCTCCCTGGAACTCCCATGTTTCTACTTTTCCATCTGAATTGATGAATGATACCTTCAGTCCGATATTTCTAAGTTCCTGCGGAACTTGGGCAATAGCGCCTTCCAGACTGTACTTGTTACTCCCGTCAATTCCCGAAGTAGGATGCTGGACGGAAACATTATACTCGGTGATGTAGTTCATATAGTCAGTGCTACCACCAGTGCTACCACCAGTGCCGATGTATTTCTTTAATGTAGCGGTACTCATTGAGCCATTGCTACTACCTTGCTGAAAAGGTATTAGCTCGTTTCCGGTTAAATTCTCCTTTTTAGTGAGTTCTCCTATTTGTAATCCTTCTTTCATATAATATCTACTTTTAGTTAGTAATCAATAGTTGACTACTATTTGTTAATTCACTAATTTTCTTGCTTATGTTATTTAACGTTTATAAATTTAATAGTACCTGCAAAATTACTTACTTCTTCCATATTTAAAAAGTCTAGAGTAACAGATCCAGTTACACTATAAGTCTATGATTGACCACTAATTACGTCATATTGTTTATCATTGATTATAAGATATACATTACCTTCACCAGCAATATTAGTATACTCTATAGTAAATTTAGTTATACCTGTATCATCAAGTATATATGTCATAGTACCTCCATCTGTGCTACCTACAAATTCAATCTTGTTATCGGTAGCTTTAAACCCAAATGTACTGATTGAAGCTAAAGGACTCCAATATTATAATGTACTACTAATTATTTAAGAATGTTATCTTTATCTAGCTGTTCATATTCAGGCTATATAGGTGTACCAGGTATATACCATTCACCTAATACTACAGCTCCTTCATCAGTATACTAACTAATACGTATATGCTTACCTGCAAAGATGTTAAAGTCAACCTAATTATTATCTTTCACAGTAAATATTGTAGGAGTTAAAGTAAGATTATCTAATCTCATAGGAGAATCCTATGCTAATAATATAGGAGAACCATCTGCAAGTAGTATAGGTTCGTTATTTGTAAGTAATAGTTTATTACTCTTAACAGAATCCTATGTAAAAGTATTAATGATAAGCTACCCAGTAATATTAGCAGGTTCAATATAGGAATCTCCCTTCTCTATATGATACAACTAAGGAAATACAAAGTATGCCTAAGGATTTATAAATAAAGGCTGATATAGGATTGTTTTCATAGCGCTAGTACTTGTTTACGTAATCTCCCTTCTCTATATGATACATGAACCCAAGAGAAGTTTGATTCATTTATTAACTGATCAAATGGAAGATTATCCTTAATATGGTTGAATAACTTCTCATTTTCTGTCTTACTACCTACAGTAATATCAGCTGCTTCGCCTAAACAGTTACCTTGTATAGAAACTTTTCCATTTCTTCTAGTAACTAAAGTAGTATTTCTATTGTTTACACACCAAACCCTAGATTTATAGTAAAAGCGATGATAATTATCTTCATTCATTCTACTTTCATCTGTATTTTGAGTTATGTATAAATGAAAGAATTTAGGCATAACATTATAATGTCCGCATATATTAACTTCCTTATTAATAAATTCTTTCTTAACGCATCTCATTCCGCATAATATACACATAGCCTGTAGCATATCAATATTATGTTCATCTTTAGAAAATATGGTAATACTAGAATTATTATCTCTGTTGTCAATAGATCCATCAAATTTAGCATAGGTTATAATTAACTATCTTAGGATTTTAGGATCTAACTAAAGAAACCATCTTGGTATTTGCTTCTTAGTTCCTATGATTTCGATAATTTCATTTCCAAAAGTACTATTTATGTAATAATTATATACTCCCGGAGTGCCATTTTTATCGTGTGTTTTACTGTATGATTTAGTATAATACCAGCCTAACTATTTTAAAATATCTTCTAGTTCTTGTTTGTCTCTTTCTTTTTTTAAATTAAAGCCGTATCCGTAACTATTTTCTTTCTTACACAAAAAACCATCAGATATTACAGCCATACAAATTCTAAGGATATCTACATCATATGTATTTTTACAATCTGAAATGCCAGCGGTCTTAAATATTCTTCTTTTATTGTGAACATCTTTGGCTAATTCTATATGAAACTATTCATTATTAGTTTTCAATGAATCAAAATATTGCTGCTCTTTTTCAGAAAAAACTCTATCTGTTTTTCTTTTATATTTGTGAAATGGAGTACGAACTACCATTCTATGTTCATCTGTTACTGCATATTGTACATGTTTATTATTAGCATAATATAATACACCGTCATGATTTCTAATAATAATATCATCTATAGGAACTAATTCAATCATTTGAGTCTCTAAATTCATAGAAAATACTTGATCAAATTTTTGAATAGTATCTATATTTCTCCATCCATTATTTGTCAATACTTCTGTATTTTGATCAAAACAATGTTGAGATGTATTAGAACCACCTATCGCTTTATTTAAAGCCTCACAGCGATATCCTGAGTTAATTTTGATAGGTTTACCATACCATTCCCTTAAAGGGTCTAAAACAGCCTCTATTAGCTTCTACAGCTTTAATACTCCTTCCTCTGAAGGAGTATTATCTATACCTTTGGCGGTTGCTGTAGATGACTTTGTCATTTCCTCAATTGTAAAATATTTCATTATTCTTATAGTTTACTGTACAATATAAAATACTGATACTAGATAAAGTTTATATGTTTGTGGAACAGCTAGTAAATAGTTTCCAGCTCGTGCATCTAAATGTTTATCAGGGAAAATCCATTGTGAATTAATGTTTCCAGGACTACCCACAGAATAAATCATTCTGAATTCTAAATTTGTTTGTGTAATTACATCTATTGGAGTAGTGTCAGAATAAGATTTTGTCCATACATCTTTAGGATTAAGTACTACTGTATCATCATTTATCTGTATAGTTTTAGATGCAATGCTACCATTTATTATTACAATGCTCCTTTTATTTCCCAATGGAAAGTCATATGAGAAATGGGGGGGGGTTGGCAGATTAGCAACAAACTCAGCTTTTGTCATACATTCATTGTTAGGTACAACACTGAATCCTTCTGCATTAGCTTCTGCTTTAGTTATTAATTCATTAGTAGGTTCCATAGTAATTTATTTAGTTAAAAGGGTTTGCGTCTTGTGACAGATATATATATGTAGTTTTACCCATAGCAGTTACAGCTAATGTACAAGTTCTCATCATATTTGTCTAATTATTGTATAAAGGTTTTACACGTATTATTCCCATATCTAATTGCAATACCTCAAAGTACCAAGATTGACCCGTAACTTTAGTAGTATACTTACTAGTATAGTTTTGAATATTCTAATGAATAGCAAACTAATTAAGTAATATAGTAGTACCGTATTTCAATTGAATATCTCTTTGTGTAGTACTATTGTGTACCCAATTTTCAGCTAATGAATCTGACGTTAACTCATCTCTTTCAGAGAAGTTTAACGTAATAGAACTGTAGTCAGCTAATTCATTAGAATCTGTAGTACAAGCGTGAGTAAGTTTATCATTAATCTCTGCCTTAGAAGGACATTCTTGCATAGTTGTAGTAGGATAACTTACATATTGTTTATATTGAGATGGCACTCTATCATAAATATTTGTCCAACTCTACATTTCTGTAGCAGCCTTAGGTTCAATTTGAATAGCCTTATTTTCCATTCTTCAACTCCTCTATTTGTTTCTTTAAATCTTCTACTTCCTACTTAAGTAACTTAATACCTTCGATAGCTACTACTCCTAACATACAATAGTCTACAGATTTCATACCATCACTGTCTGTATTAACTATTTCAGCAAAGTTATTCTCTAAATTCTATGCAACAGTACCTATCTGATGTTTATCGTGCATATCAAATTCTACAGTAGGTATATTACATATTTGATCTAATGTGTGATTTAATGGAACTATATTAGATTTTAATCTAACATCGGATTCTTTAAAGAAGCCTGAAGCATGTATTGCACCAAAAGCTCCATCTGCACCAGCTTGACCATTACCAACATATACTGATTTAGCTGAAGTTACAGCATCATATCTAGATCTATAGTTAATCCATACATAGTCTCCGATACTATCATTTGCAAAGTTAAACTCATTATCATGCACTATTTGCAGATTCTTAATTTCACTAAGTAGATCGTTATCAGATTGAATTAAATTAGTTACATGATATTTTGTATTATTTATATCAGTGTTATATATGACAGAAACTTTAGAAGTATAATAAGTATAATCAGTATTGTAAACAACTATAAAATGTAACTCGTAGGATGTTCTTGCATCATTTCTCCATGGATTAACACATCCTAACTCAATACAATTTGTAAGTTTATTATCAAAGTGAAAATAATATCTAGTGTGGTTGACTAACATGTCTTCAACAACATCTTTAAAATTTCCAGCTGAACTAAATAATTCATTTATTTTAGATTGAGCATCTTGTCCTTGAAGTGATACAGGATGTACTATTGTTTTTACGTTAGGTATTATTAATTTTTTAGCATTAGTTATTCTAACTGCTGTACCACCAATTTCGTAAGTATTATATATATAGACCATACATAAATCAGAAACTAATGTTCCGTCAGCTTCTTCTAATGGTCTAATATAACTTAATGTAAAAGTACTAGTACCATGATAATTAATTGGAACAAACTACCCACTAATTTTTCTATCATGTAAAGTATTTGGAACAAGAATAACTTTACCTTCATTAGCAGCTTCTTTAAAATTATTATAGTCTTGTTCACTGATACCGTTTCCAGAAATTGTAGGGGAAAACATATAAATATTAGATTCGCCTCCACCACTCACTTCTTTATAAGTGCCATTATCAGATAAGTATTTAGTACCATTACCATTGGTAATAATCTTATCTATTTTGCTTTTATCAGTAGGTACAAGTATACCAGCTTTACTAGCTGTTGCAGAATTAATGTTTATAGTTGTTCCTGATAATGTTCCGTCTACAATAGACGTCTTATCTAAAGATATATTTACACTATCGTTATCACTATCAACAGTAATATCGGTAGCTACCAATTCAGGTATATTATCTACTCTCTACTTTAAAGCATTACCATCTGTAGCACTAAATTTACCATTAAGAGCAGTTTGTGTAGCAGTAGATATAGGCTTATTAGCATCAGAAGTATTATCTACGTTGCCTAATCCTACTTGATCTTTAGTAACTTCATGAGGATTAGACTTATTATTAATATGTGTTTCTAAATTAGTCTATACAGCATCAATATCAGAAGTAATACCAGCTTGATCTTTTAAACCATTTAATTTAGTCTTATCAGCTGATGACATCACACCTGCTTGAGATGTAGTAGCAGCATTAATTGTATGACTATCTTCACTATCTGAATTAGTAGATGTAAAGTGAGTTTGATACTTTAATACTATCTTATCAGTAGAAGGATTTACAGTAACAGGTCCAACAACTACTTTGTTAGATGTTTTATTCAATTTATCTGTAGTAGCTTTACCCTTATCTCCAGGATATGCAGTAGAACTAGTTTCACCTAATGCTAATGATTTAGATATTTCTACATAGCCTGTACCTGACCATCTATAAGTTAAATTAGTATCTTGTACTATATATATCTTACCAGATTCACCAGTACCAGGCAAATTACTAAAAGTATCAACTTCTATTACATCATCTACATAAGACGGTAATTGAGCAGATGGAATAATACCACTTTCATTCAAAGAAGCTAAACCATTTGGAGCTCCTTTACTATCTATAAATTCTTGTACTTTGTTATTAAGTTCAGATGTATCACCTATAAGAATCCAATTACTTTCTTTAGTATAGTCAGCGCCAGGTGATAATTGATATACTTTACCAGGTCTATCTTTACAGGAAACTAACATACAGTCATATTTCCATATACCTCCCTATTCATCTGTCCAGGTCTCTGGTTTTACTAGATCTGCATATGAATTAACTAACGATCTAGCTTCGAGAGGGGCATCTTTCTTTACTTCAAGATTACCACTAAAATTAAACGTTCCTCTATCTCTCATAATTAAGCAAATGTTATTTTAAATGAAGATGAACCGTTAGTTCCATCATTACGAGTATATACTTTATATTGTACATCAGTGCCTTGTACATTTATAGTTTCAGTAGTAACAGAGAATCTACTAACACTATAGTCTTCATACTTACCACTAAGTGTATTCAACAGCGTAATCTTAGTTACATTGAACTTAGCTGGTATCTTAAATGCGTGTTTATTGCTTGCTGTTTCAGCTACAAATGTAACATCTAATGTTTTATTAGTAGTCAGTCCTAATTTGGCAAATGTTGTAATATTATCCTTATTAGTATAGTAAGGATATACTCCTGTAACATTCAATGTTTTGGAATTAGAAGGAGTTGAGCTAGTCTTAGTAATAGTATCTTTAGCTACTGATTTATGTTCTTCACTAGTCTTACCTAAGTTACTACATGCATAATATACAGGCATAGAAGCAAATGTAGCATTAGCTGTAGGCCCAGTTATATCTACTTTTACTGTATTAGTACCTTCAATAGCTTTAAATGTCTTGCTATCTAAAGTAACCTAAGCAGGATTAGTATTAGCAGTAGCATTCTCTACACTACCATTAGTAGTACGCTTCATAGTATAATTAACTGAATTTAAAGCAGCATTACTAGCATTAACTGTTATAGTAGTATTAGAAGAATCTTTAGTATTATCATTAGTAGAACTATAACCATAAGTAAATCCACTGTATGTTCTAGCTGTAGTAGACATAGTAGCAGCAGATAGAGTAGTCTTTCCAATAGTAACAGTAGCACCTACTTCTACTAAGTTTGTACTACTTAATGTGAATGAAGGAGCTGTAATAGCTGCACTAACCGTACCTTCTTTGAATGCAAGATTAGTAGGCCATAATTCTTTGGTAAATAAAGATATAAACAAGTCCTGCATACTAGTATCTGAGCTGATACTATTAATACCTGCTTTATTAAGTAAATCAGCTAATGGACCACCTGCAACAAGTATTTCATCTGTAGTCTTTACTGTTTCAGCAGTATCTGCTACAATAAGCTTATAAGTACCATCATCAGATAGATACTTGGTACCGTCTCCGTCAATAACTATTCTAGATACTATATCAGCTAATGCCTTTCCTTTACCACCATCATAAGCAGTACCAGTTGTTTCTCCAAGAAATAGTCTTTCAGACATTACTACCATATCATTACCATCCCAGAGATGTATGATATTAGTACGGTTATATTCATCTAAACCTACTAGAACATATACTTTAGAATTAAGAGGATCTATTATCTCCCATTCATTGAATCTTCTAATGTATAGTTTCTTATTTTCTTTACAATAATAAATATCATTCTCTTTAGCTTGATATAGTAGAGTATTCATTTCTGATACTGTATCTACAAACTCCTATATCTTTACTAACGATTGTAGGTCTATATCACTATCTGATACATCTCCTATATAGTCTATTAACGAATCAATAGACATTTTACCATTGTGAATGCCATCTTGAAAAGGAATTATTTCTTTACCATTGAGATCTTTCCTTTCGACTAACTAACTTATTCTAATTCCTTTTGTAATCATATTACTTGTCTTCTGTTTTTAATGCATTCATAGCATCTATGATAGCAGGCTTACAGTATTGATTTACAAATTGCATAATAACTTGTACTTCTTCATCTGTATATTCTAGCTCACCTTCAGAATTATATATCTTTAAAGCTAAAGAATGAGCTTTAATACCACTACCTACTTCATAAATTAATTCACCTAATTGTTGTCTAGCATCCATACAAATCTTATTTGTTTTTTGGATGTCAGTGTATACTTCCAGTTGTGCAAAATTTATTTTCATAATTAAATAGATCTACTTCTAAGTATTGCATAATATTTGTTTTGTGAATATACTAATAGAAAATCCATAACATCTCCTACATTCACAGTAATCCATTCTATTCTATTACCATTATTATCATATAATATAGGTCTATTAGGATCACTGTCATTATTTCCTCTACCCCATATATTGCATTCTTTTGGATTACTACGTGGGTTATAAACAAATGTTACAGGAACGGCCCATTCAACAGTTTGTATGGCTAACTTTGTTTTTACGCTATCAAGATGTGGTAATCCATACCACATACGTCTAACGCTACTACCTATAAATATAGTCCTTGAATACTATTGATACAGTATCTAGTTTTCAGTAGGATCTGTAGCATAAGCAAGTTTATAACCTACTACATCCCCATGTAATGACAAACTTCCAAAGCCGTATATTGCCATATTACGAATTAAACTACCAGTAATATCAAAGTACAGACCATCATTTATCTATGCAGTACTAAAATCATTAGCATTACTTTTAAAAGAACCAAAGTATGAATAACCTAAAGAATTAGGAGTACCTATTAATGCTTCTCTTTCACCTTCCTTAAACTTTATATAACTAGAGAACAGCTTCATTCCGTTTGTCTCTGTACCACCAAATAGCACACCTGTAATTTCAAGTGACTAAATAGTACCAGATAATGCTTCTATTTCTCCCCTTATGGATGCGTTATTAGCTACCATTCTACCATCTTGTCTAACTAAGAATGGAGCGTTAGCCCTATTCTCTTCAGTAGTACCAGCCCATATACGAACAGAATTATTGTCATTTCCGCCTTCACCAGTAATACCTGCTACTACATGAAAGTCATTAGATGTATTACCAGTCTGATAACCTACTCTTAATGAATTACCAGTAATAAAGTCTAATTTAGCATTTTTAGCTATTATTAGATCAGTATATATACTAGCTACATTCTAAGCTAGTTCTTCCCAATATTCAGCTCCACCAGGAGTACCAGGTTTATTATCACTAGAAGATAAGTGTTTACCTTGTCCTAATCCCCTATCTATAGTAGATATACATTTGTATGCCTTATAGCCTGTAGAAGTTCCTAAATCTTTAATTAAAGCAATATCTAAGTATCTCAATGGTTGTACTGTTGGAGATACTTCACTTTCATTGCAATATAGTCTACCAGGCCACCATTCAGACCTACGTACTATTAAACCTTCTCCTGTATCACCTTTAGATACTTGCATTAACCAATCTGGATTACTATCACTGGGTTTGGTATCAGTACCATTTATATTAACACATAACCATAAGTAACCTAATACACTTACTCTATCATAGTAGTCATAATGAGTATCTGGTTCCCAAGGACCTCTATCATTAGCGTATCTTATCTCTTCCCCATTTGGCTTTACTTGAGTGATAGTACCAGTAAAGTATACTGAATTAAGATATGCTGAATATCCTCTCATATCGTAACCAAACATATTGAGATTATCAAGATTACCAAATTGCATTGCAATGTTTTTGGCTCTCTAATCCCAAGTGTTCTAGTTTACTAAGTAACGTGTATAAGTACGAGTTGAGTAACAAGATGTTTGGCGATCTACATTAGTTTTATTACCGTATGCTACAAAGTTCATTTGAGCACATGGGTGAAATGTCATATTCCAATAATCATCTACTGGTCTAAGCTTGTAACCAAATTTCTTATTTTGTGCATCCAGTATGTTAGTAACTTCAAAGTAAACAGTATAGAAACCTGCAAACTTTCTATTACCTCTACCATCATCTTCATCATTTTCAGCATTTTCATCTGTCTTTTCTGAATGGTATATACCCATACATAGGTCACCCATTGATACAGCTCCGTATTCTCCTTCTTCTAGTTTCAGTGTAATAACACCTGAGTATTCATCTGTTTGTTCTACACTTTCTATTACACCTGCACCAGGAGCATTCCATTTATCACCTAATTGAATTTCTACACGGTTATATCTCAATTCAGGTACCTCAAGGAATCTACGTAAAGTAAGACTATCAAATTCAGCATGACCGTACTTATCAATCTTACCACCAAAACCAGTAAGACCTGATGCGAAACCTTCTTGACCAAATATTGCTGATTCTTTAAACCACACTTCATAAGCAGTAGAATCAGGTTTAATCTTACTTAAGAATACATCATCATATATCTCTGTATTCAGGTTCTTATTAGTCCACTTCTATAATTCACTATCCCATGCTAATGCGTTGTCATTACGTAAATTATTAATAGATACATCTTGTAAATCAACTAATTTACCAAGTAAGCCAGTAACTACCTTATTAGCAGCAATATTTGACCATCTTTTACCGTCATACTAAAGTAAGTCTAATTTAGCAGCATCTACTATATTAGTATCTTTCATCTACTCAATACGATTCTATAGATTAATTTGAGTTTGTAGACTGCCTATATTATTACGTAATTCTTCTATATCAGATGTATTAGCTGATATATTCTCATTAGACTTATCTAAGTCTGTATCTTTAGCATACTATATTAGACTATCTGATATAGTCTTAATAGATGTGGTATTTTTCTGTACTTGTTCTTCTAATGGAGTCATTTTTCACAAATTAAAAGTTCGTCATAGAATGTTTTTATACCTAAATCTACTCCTAAACTTTGTTCTAGCAGTATTGCTTTATCATCAGTTTCTGAAGTATCCTTCCACATTTCATCCAAAGGATGTACTAACTTGCTTATCAATGCTCTAAGACAATCTATTTGTTCATCTGTAAACTTTAAATCACTTTCTAATAGACGAGCAATATGATTAGCACAAACCCATTTACGTATACAAGGTATACCTTGATTAGAGTTGTACTTAACTTTTAAGTTGTACTCTTTACCTATTCTATATATATCATCTATTAGCATAATGAACAAACTCCGTTTCTACAAGTTTTATTACAAGCAAAGCAATCGTGGTTATTGTAGAATGTAGTTTTAGTATCTAAACATATATTTAGCATTCTAGCTATATCTGTATAATACTGCACTGCATCGTCTATTAAGTTATTATTGATAGCGTAACTTAACAGATCTTGTTTCAATAAAAACAATATCATTCTATCTATTTGCTGATCATCTAAACAAGCACTACAGTTCTTACATAACAATTCTACTTCTTTATAGTATATATCAGCTTGGTTGAAAAAGAATTGACTTGAATTATCTATAGTTGCTATAAATGCACTCATACACATATTTTCTAATTTATTAGAATCTATTACTATAGATAATCTCTATTCGTCAATCTTTACATCAGAGCTATAGTCTGTACCTAATACTAATAATTTATATGAATGCTTATCAGGATTTACTGAACTCCTGTTAGAATAGTTATTCAGTGTGTCTATATATAAATACAAATTTGAATCTACTGAATCAGGTATCTTTGTATCTAATTCTACTACTATGTTGTGTTTTACTATTGTTATACCAGTTATCTTCATATTAATACTTTTAAATAAAAAAGGCTACAGGGCTATTTAGCCCCATAGCCCTTGTCAGCACACTGAAACACTATTTTTATTATGCTACAGTTTCACCTTTGATAAATGACTGAATACCTTTATCAACGATACTACCTACCATGCTAGGACAGTATACTTCCGTAGTCAACGGAGTAGTCTTAATATACTGATTATCATTGCTAAGATACAGATTGTCATTTTCAATTACTGCACAATCGTATTTAGTACCCTCTACTACTTTACGAGCTTGTTCTACTTCAGGATATGCGCCAGTAAATACATGACCTTTGTAGCCCATGTAGCGTACTTCTGCATCACGAACCTGCTTCCAGAAACCTTTACCAGGATTACCCGGAGTTTTAGCAATAGTAGCACCAGATACTGCTTCCGGTTGATTAGCTAACAATGCACCAGGAACAGTATGATACAGAGATACTTCCATATCTACTACAGAGTATTCATTCAGAGAATAAACACCTTCATTATCATCTTTAACCATAGCAGTCAAAGTAAGAACAGCAGCAGCGTTTTCAGCCTGAATACGACGATTTTTGTGAGCATTAATCTTCTTTACAAAAGCTTCTACTAATTCCTGTGCGTCGTTTGATTCAGCATATACTTCATAAGTATGAGTAAACTGGAAGTTATTAGCTTCAATATCCTTATACAGAACACGAAGTACATATCTATGACCAGCTACTACAGTAGCATTAGTTAAAGTAACTACTACTTTATCCTGAGTAGGTTCTACATTAGCACCAATTACAGCAGACGGTTTAGAGCTCTTTTGAATTTCATTAGAAAATTCAATGTTAGCTTTCTAAGCAACCGTACCGTTAGGCATGGTAACATTAATTTTCGGGCCTGCTACACCAACATAAAGTGAACTAGCTTTAGCAGCTTCAGCAGCAGTTTTAAGAATAGCTCTATTCTGATCAAACAAAGCTACTTCACCAGCATTCAAAGCATCAGCAGTAGTATAGCTAGCAGGGCATTTAGTACCGATAAGTACGGTATGAACTGAAGTTATCATATAAATTATTTATTTTAAATTAGACATATTAAGCGCTTCTGTCTATTTTCGCTTACTTTCTACTTTCCTAACTTGTTTAAAAGTTTAATTTCCACGTCAATAAGCGCTTTCTGTTAATGTTATTCCATTGAATTTACTTCATTAGAATATACATTATAATTTGGTAAAGTAGCCAGTATTAACTAAACTGCCAATTTAACTACTTCCATATGAGTATGACTAGGTAAGTCTGTATACTCATCAGTAGGATTAGTTTTAAGGTCTACTTTACTTGGTTTCTTTAAATACTCAATAGTATATTCGGCTACTTTATAATTACCATCTGTGTATAAAGTAATTGTATTATCCTATATGAGTCTGATTGGTTTAGCTTTAGTATACTTTAGACGATACTCAGATAATGAATTTTCCTTGATTCTATCAACAGTTTCAATAGTACCTTCTATCGTATCACTGTACTTTATTTTGTAGTTACCTAAAGCATCCTTCTCCCAGCAATTATTTATTACTCCATCTGCTGGAACTATACCTGCTGTATCTCCTAATAATATAACATAATCATCAGGCAAGGTAACTGTATATTCCTCTTGATTTACTTTGGAAATATCTATATCTTTATAAGTGTGCTTAGTAACTAGAGTACGTAAATCATCAGTACGTTTCTGATCCTATTCAAATCCTCTTTGTTTAAAATTCAAACCAGAATACCTAGTTTTCCAGAATTTATCAATAGCTTCATTAATGAACGATATTATAGTATCAGATGGTAATTTGCCAGCTAAAGATAATTCAGGATTGATTAACTGTAAACGTCTCTCTACTTCTATTTGTAATTCTCTAGGGCTCATTATTCATTTAAGCTATCAAGTTGTACTTTAGTTTGTGTTCTCTATGACTCTATAGTCTCTAGAGCAATCTCTACGGCTCTGTCTACTACTTCATTAAGTACATAATCAGGTACTTCGGTAATATCCTTATTATAGTCTTTATAACTAATAGTTTCAGGATATTTAATATAAGTAATATCTGCTGTATATTGTTCAGAAGACATACGTATAGGATCTATAAAGATCTTTAAAGTGTTGTCTTCTAATACTGCTATAGGAGTTTCAATCCAAGGTATATTGTTATATGTTTGTAAGAACCCCTTAGCTTTTTCATGATCTGTTAATGAACATATCGCAACTTCCCCATTAAAGTGAAGTACACAATCTACATAGAACATTCTTTTAAGCTATTCTCCGTCATTAAAGAAATTAGATAAAGTAAGCACATTAGAATGTGAGTATGGATATACTAATGATAATGCTGTATCTGTCTTAATTAGTTTCTATAGATCGGCAATACGTTTAACTGCACCTTCAAATCCTACTTTTAAAGTATTATTGCCAGTGTACTTATTACATATTACTTCTAAGTATGCCTAATTAAGAAATAGATCTATTTCTTCGGGTAGGAATGCAGGGCAGCCACCAAAAGCAACTGCCTCTGAATTCTTATCCATGAGAACTTTAAATGCCTTATGTAAATCAGATATTTTCATTATTTAGATTTAATTTCCTATTGTATGGCAATACGAATGTCTTGGTTCTTCTTATTATTCAAGTAAGCAATAACATCATCTATGCCATTACCAATTAAGTCTGTACCAAAGAAGTATTGAGTTCTATTCTTACGAATGATATTCTTAGCAATAGCTTCTTCAATAACAAAAGTAATTTCTTTATTCGGGTTTTCTACCCATTTCATTATAAACTTATCAGGTGCAGCTTCAATCTGTTCACTAAGCTTAGCTTCAACCATTTCGTTAGACAGTGTATCAGATTTGATACCATAAAGTCTAAGACACTTACGCATATCTTCAATAGACATCTTATCCATTTCTCTATATGCTTCACGTTTGATCTTGTTAATCTTATTAACTTCTTTAGCTTCGCTATCTTTATTGATAATAACATAATCAGTAGAAGCTGTTACATTATTAAGACCATCTGCTACTCTCTTATGCTTTTTCAAGAATAAATATTTAAGCTCATCTTCAGGTCTGTCGATATCCAGAATTAGATCTTTCCTACCAATTTTAATAGCAAATGTATCCCAAAATTTGCTTTCAGGTGAAAGCTATCCTTCTGCATATCCAATTTCTTTTTCTAATCTGGCTGCATCTTCTGCACTTAAACCAGTATATAAATTACCAGAACGTGTCCAGTATGAACTGATATAGTCATAACATGTAGACCACTTAGTAATACCAGTCCAAGGGTTTGTTTTAATTATTCTAACGATTACTTCCATAATTAATTAATTAGATTGTTCAGTTAGTTCTTCTTTATATCTCCAAATATATTTAGTATTATTCCAAGCTCGTTTATTATTAGGATCTACAGGATTTTGTAGTTGTCTTTGAATACCTCTTCTGTCACATCCTGAAACTCTTGAAGCTTCTATAATAGAAACATATTCTTTTATTAAATTACTTTCTTTATCATATTGGCAAATAGCTTTAGCTACTTTTAAACCATTTTCAACAGCAATTTGTTTTTGTTTTTCTGTTGCTTTTCTATTTTTTCTAGACTCTAAGTCAGCTTTTCTACAAGCTTCAGATATAGTAGGTTTCCAATCAGGATCTTTAGCGAATAAACTAGTAGGAACTGTTTTAGGAATTTCAGGATAATCTTCTTTATACACCCATATATAAGGGTTTACTTTAGAACCGGTTATATTTCTCTGTTTTAAAGCATTTGATAGTGTAGTTACATGAATACCAGTTTTTCTAGATGCTTCGTTTACTCCAGAGTATTCTGCAATAAACTCTCCGTCTTTAGTATATTGTAACACTGGTTTTTTTCTAGTAGCCCCAATTTGTCCAGATTTCCAATAAGCTTCTCTTGCTTCAGTTACTATTTTACCAGCTTCTGATAGTTTAATTCTGGTAGCTTCAGTAACTTCTCTTCCTATAGCCTTTTGACGAATTTTTTCTTTAGTTTCTTCAGATACTATTTTACCAAAAGTTCCGTCTCCTCCTTCTGTCATATTATATCCAAATTCATCTTGAAGACTATTATATTCGGAAATATATTGTTGTTCTTTTTTAGTTAGTTCTTCCCAGCTATTTGCAAAATCTATAAGCTCTACTGAGAAGTTTTCTTTGCCATATTTACGTATAGCTCTATGAAGTTTGAAAGGACAGTCGTGCTCGGCACTATAGATATGCTCTTTCCACCGAGCACTTATTCCTTTACTTGTAATTCCAATATATACTTTATTATTTACCTTGTTCGTTATTTTATAAACATCATATGATCGTAACATAATATCTTAAGTTTTGGTTATATCTATATAACGCTAAACTTACCGCAAGGTTACCAATAAATGTATAAAAAAGTTAGAATTAGTCTTCAGCTTCCATGATTAGTTCCCCACACGCACGTGGATCCCTTAACATTATTCCCATTTCTCCAAGGAAGAATACAGTGTAACCATCCTTACCGTTAGATCTCAGTGTATTCTTGGAGTTAGCATAACCAGACGGAGCTACAGCACCACCAGTATACCAAGTTACGAATTCACGATTTTTACGAACTACTTTAACAATGTTAGCTTCACCATCACGACGGCCCAGATCAAGGAATGTCATACGATATGATTCCAGAGGTTTCAGAGTAACCGGATGCAACTGACGATTATAAGTAGTATCATCATACAACGGGAAGTACTTCAAAGTAAGCTCAATACCATTAGTCATCTGATAAGTCTTGAACTGGCCACCAAATTTCAGGTTATCACCAGAACCAGTTACAAATACAGTATCCATGAGGTTCATAGTAGCTACTTTTTCCTTCAAAATACGGTCAAATTCACGCATACCCATTTCACCAGTCAAAGCAACAAACTTACGTTCGTTAGTACCAAGTACATTATAAGACAGGTCAAACAAGAAATCTTCCAGCAACTCAGCTGTCAATCTAGTATACATGCGCTTGTTAGACGGAGCAATCTGTTCCAGCAAACCAGCACCGATAAATACCGGACGACCGTTAGTACCCTTCAAGTTACAAGAACCATCCTTATTTACATTAGATTTCATGTAAACAAGCATACGTTCACATCTCTTATACCACTCGCGCAGAGCTAGCCATTCCTGATAGTCAGCCCACAAATAAGATTTCTTACCAGTCTTAGGATCTTGCAATGCAATAGTCATTACTGTAGAGTAAGCAGAACCTGTAATATCGTAGTTAATACGAATAGTAGTCAGGTAGTTACGCATCTTAAAGTGAGTACTATAGTTCAGGATATCACCTTCTTCACTGTATTCTTCAACAGCAGAAGCAAGACGAGATACTTGAGAACCAGCTTTCAAATATTTAGCAGGTACATATGAAGCGGGATTACCATCTGCAATAAAACAAGTATAAACCCACAAGTTACCATCCTGATACGGAGCACCAGCAACACGCAACTGATAATCTTTGTTATCCAGTTCAAGAACTGCTGTAGGACCAAACCAGTTTTCTTCTAACCACAGATAAATAGGAGTATTACCTAAACCAGCTGTAGTATTATCATTGATAGCAGCACCATTCCATTTAGCATCTCTAATGGTAATAGCTCTATCTGTATCAATCATTACATTCCACTCCCAGTTCGGCTGATCAATAGTCATTACATTACCAAGACCGCCAGTCAGCATGTCAAGGGAAGTATTGTAACCATTATCTTTAGTTCCAAATACATAAGATAACACGGTAGCAACCTGATACGGATTCTATTGCGAAGCTGCTGAAATCTTGTTAGTATCAATCAGGTCAGAAAAACGCTTACCTTTGTACAGAACCAAGTTATTAAGAATATTATTATCCATAAAATATTAGTAAATTATAATTTAGTTGTTATTTAATCTACACGCAATTGTCGTGCAAAAGAATCCCACATAGACTCAGTGCTAGTGTTATCCTGTCTTCTAGTCTTTCTACTTACTCCTGTTTTACTTAAGCTATTTTTAAATTTATTAATAGCCGCAGTAGAGCCTTCGCTCTTTGCTGCCTTTAGTAAAGTATCGCCTTTCATAGTAAAGTAGGCAGACTCGAGTAAGTTTTTCACGCTTTTGGAATAGTCTTTCTGATACTGAGTCTTTCCATCAGCTGTGGGTTTGAATATATATTCTAATAATGCCTATTTATCTTTTTGAGGTATTTTAATTCCACGAATATTATCCATGCCCTTTATTTCAGTCACAACGGAGTTAAAGTAATCCTGTTGACGCTTTTTAAGCTCCTTAGCACTCTTTTCTTGTTCTTCTAATAGCTGTTGTTTCTTTTGTTCTCTAATGTCTCTAAGAGCTTCTAATGCGTCCGTAGCCTCATCCTCAAGTAAACCAGCATCTTCATATTTAGTAAGCTTCTTATCTATTTGCTTATTATTAAAGCCTTTTTCTTTCAAGAACTCCTTAAGTATAAGTTTTTGGTTTACTTCGTTATCTTCAATTTCAAAATCTTCTAGATCTAGTTCTCCATCAATTTGGAAATAATCTCTCAAATTACCTCCATTCTTAACAAATTTATCTAGAGCTTCTACCTCTTCACTGGCATACTGTGGTACTGAATTCTCTTCAATTACCTCTTGGAAGTACTCTACTAACTCTTCTGCTGTCTTAGGTTTTTCATCATCTTCTACATCTTCCCAACCAAGTCTCTCAGAAATAGAGTCAAAGAAACTGATAATTGTATCACTTTCAGAGTCATCGTCAGATATACCGTCATCCACAATATTGTCAGTATCATCATCATTGTTATCTAAATCATTATCGGGATCATCATCTGTATCATCTTCCTTCTTATCTTTCTTATCTTTCTTAGAAGATGTTTTTACAGTCGTGTTATCCTTAGGTTCTTCTTTAGGCTCTTCTTTATCAGGATTGTTATTCTTACGAATTTCTTCTAACTCTTCATCAGTTAACTCTTCACCAGCTCCATCAAAATCATCTTCGAGACTGGTATTAAATGTATTTTTATTTACTACACCACCTGGCATGAATTCTTCAAATACTTCAAAGCCGTTCAATGTGTTCTTATCCATAATTATATATAATTAGATTAATTGTTTTTCTTTCTTCCTTTGTGTTTCCAACGTCTAGCGTTCTAAGCAAATATTGCCCTCTTACGTGTTAAAGGATTCTTACTATGCGTAAGTTCTTCTGTAGTCTTGCCTGTTCTTTTCTTTAGAGCATTGAATTTGCCTCTATTCTTTTTCTTAATATGAATACCACCATACTTATATGAAGGTATAGGGTAAACCGGCATAATACCTGTATAGTCTATTAAATCATTCATTTAGATATTTATTAGGTCCTAAACTAGAACAATCAAATGGCTAACCTTCTACTAAACAATCTATTAAGTAGTTTATAATAAAATCTTTTTCATCATTAGTAAAAAAGAATTCTGCTACCATCTAATTTGATATTAATAGCTTTAGTAAAGTCATCATCAGGATTACCTACTTCGCCTCCTTCAGCATAGTTGTATGCAAAAGTATTAGTAAGATCTGATATATCCTAAGTAGTAATATCTTTCCACTAATCAGGAATTACAGCTCCTTTGTCTATCATTTCCTATATATCATCAGAACTAAGCTATCTATTAGGATCAATGTAGTAATTACCAGCATCATCTTTTAAAGTCTAATTCTTACCTCTAAAATCCCAAGTCTGTGCATGTTTCTCATTAGCTTGATTTATATAGTCTGAATACTGTGGATCATTACTAGGTATACTTATATTTGGAGTAGAATCTAAAATAGCTGGGTTATTGTCTCCTACTATATGACCTATACCTTCATGCCATGTGTTTCTAGGAGCTCCATAATATGAATACATACTCGGTACTGCAAATCCTTTAGTACCTTTAGCGTTAATAGCTTGTAATTGTGATTTAATATTCTGTTCTGTTGGAGTGTAACCTTGTGAAATTAGATTATCTTTCATAGCTTCTGTAGGATTCTTCCAGGTAGCTTTATCTATATCTGAAAGTACTTTATCTAACTTACCGTTACCCAATTGAGATCTATACTTTGGATTTTTAGCTCTTTCTTTATACCAATTAGTAGCAAATTCTTTCTAATAAGTATTTTGATTCTATAACATCACGTCATAGTCTAGTTTGTCTCCTATAGTTGATTCTTTTCGTATGTCTTTCAATGATTTACGAGTTACTTCTCCACCATTTTCAAAAGACTGTACTTTCCAATCCCAATAGCCTTTACCGGGGTTATTCTCCCGGTAAGACTTTAGGTTTTGCATTCTCTATTTAAATGCTTGCTTATCCATGATTACTTATCATTTACCGCCTTTACCTTTTTTACCACCGGATTTCTTTCCGCCTTTTCCGCATGCCATAATTTATTCCTCCTTATTTTTTATTTTTATAACTGCCTATTTTTACATATTTAAACCATGAATAGTGCTTGCGCTCTTTACAATAGTTTAAGTTTTTATCATTATTGTGAGCTTCCTCTTCAAAGCTAACGTCATGATATTTATCGCTTTGTTTATTCCATTTACAGGACAACATTATACATAGGTATTCTATACCATACCATAGGTAAAAAGGAATCCAAAGCATTTCCTACATCTGTTTTAGATGTATCTTTTCATGGTTGTATTCATCCGCTGTTACAATAGCATCATTTCTCTGAAATATAATACCAAAGAAATTCATTAATTTATAACCTTTAAACGGTATGAATTTATTCTTAATTATCTTCATATTACCTCTCTCCTACTACTTTGTTTGCTAAGAATTCTATCTTATCTATCAATACAAAAGTACAATTAAGCTTTTTCATATACCCTTCTTTATGTTGGATTACGTATTTGATACCTCCTTTATCTATTCCTAATGTTCTAGAAGCTTCTCTTAAAGAAGGGTAATATTTTATATCATTACTAAATATACATTTTAAATATATACCTTCTGGTCTATTATTAAAATCAGAATATCTTTTAATAGTACCTTCTGACAGATGCTTTCTCCATTGTTCTTTTTTATCTTCTGGCATATCTGTAAATCTAGGAATTTGATAACCATTCTAATATTTCTATTTCATTGTTTTAGATTGTTTAGGTTTCTTTTTTCCTAAGTTTTTTGTACGAATTTTTTCAATTACTTCAGGAGAAAGTTTTTTTCCTTTGTTAGCTTTACTTATTTTCTACTTAGTCTCTTCAGATAAATGTTTTCCAGCAGATGCTACCTAAGGATCTATATTATAACCAAATTTTCTATCGGCAGAGTTATAATAATCTATATACTACTGTTCAAGTTTTAAACATTGATCTGGTTCACAATATTCCAGAGGTTCAAATACCAAATATTCTCTATATCTATTCCAAGCGTTTTGTAAATGCTGATTACAGTGTCTATTTGCTTTAAGATTTCGCAAGTGTTCTTTTAACCTACGTTGTACGTCTATAGAACTACCGATATAACGTTTATTTGTTTCTGTATTATATATCTAATAAACTCCAGACATTATTTTTTATTTTTAGATGCTTCTGCATTAGTTTTATTTTTTAAAGCGGTCTTTGCCTTCAATTGCTCTCTCTTGTAAGCTTCTTTATCTTTCTATTTCTGTAATTCCATTTCTTGCTTCATTTTCTGCTTTTCAAGTTCAATCTTCTTATTCTCAATTTCACGTTTCATTTCCATTTCACGCTTCTTATTATTGAACTCAAATTGTTTAGAAGCAATATCAGAATTTACCTTTTGTTGTTCAATAGCTTGCTTACCTATTTCAATTACATCAGGTACTCCCGATCCATCTTGATCCATATTCTCAGCACCTCTATAAGCATTTAATTGAGCAACAGTTATCTTAGTAGCATTATTAGAATCAATCTCATATTTCTTAAGATCCATTTCAGCTTCCTTAAGCATAAGTTCTTCTTCTTTAATTTCATTCTGAATTTGAGCCATTTGCTGTTCACGTTCTGCTTGAGCTTGTTCCATAGCTTGTTGCTGTTCCATTCTCTTTTGCTCTATTTCTTCTAATTTACTTCTAATCATAGTGACATTATCCATAGTAATAATCTCAGCTATATCAAGTAAACTAGCTCCATTTTGCATAGCAGGTTGCATTAAGTTCTTAAGAGCTTCTATCTGCTGTTGATTCTTAGTAGTATCTTCTACAAATATATCCATATCTTCATAGAAGAAATCATCTGATAAAGTTAAAAATGCTCTAGTAGCATCATCTAATACGTACTGTATACTAGTCCTGTTATCTTTCCAAGCATGTTTAGCTGTGTCTAATAACATAGTTAAACATTCTTTTTTTACCTAATTATGAACCCAAAACCAAGGTTCAGTAATATGAGCTGACTATATTACAGATCTTTCTACGTTACCTACTAATTCATTAGATGAAATAGAACCTTCTCTTTGTTTACTTACTCCGGATATTTCAGATAACATAGATTCTATCTTATCCATTAGATTAATATACTAGTCTATAGTATTAGCCATAGTAAGATCAAGCGCTGATATCTAATTGAACTGACTAGGCTTACCACCTTCTCTACCTGGAATATCCCAACCTTCTTCATAAGGATTTACAAAGTTAACTCCAAGGGCTGATAAATAATGCATCCACTTAGCTACATCTATATTCATAGACTTAGGTATCTAAGTAATGTCCATAGTAACTACTTTACCCTTATCTCTAGCCATAGCTAATTCAAGACGATACCATAGTACAATATACATATATTGTAGTGGCTTCATCATACTAACAAGACTACGTGGTCTACTATTAGTATTGTTATATATTACTCCAGTATATGGTAATCTTTGAGCATTAGGATTATCAGCAGATATATGCTAGTACTCAACAGGCTATATACCAACATATATATCTTGTCCTATTCTATATCCTTCCCATACTTCAATAATCCATTTCCATTCAACATCAAGTTCATTACCTGTTTCTTTATAGGTTTCATCTACTTGATACTCTTCTGGCATACCTGTTTCAGGATTAATTATATTGACAAAACCAATCTTCTTTAAAGATTTCCAACAGCAATGCCATACGTGTATATTATCAGCTTCTTCAAAAGGATTAGAACTAAAACCATTTATACTGTGAGTTTTAATGTGAGGATAGTCTAAAGATGTTTTTCTTACTTCTGGAGTTACACCACCTTTAGAGCGATCATCCATCATATCTAGTAACTCATTTAGTTGTTTTTCTGACATTTTATCATATAACCTATCATATACTTCAGTAAGAGACATAATCATCTCATAACAACACCATTGAGCCTCGTGTATAAACTCTAAGTCAGATGTATCTGAATCATAATCAAAGTATATTGGATTAATACGCTGCAAACACGGTTCTCCATTTACTATACCAACGTAGTATATTTCTTCTCCACCTATTAAAGCATCTTTCCACCCTTTAAAGAACTCATGAGTAATATTTAATTTATTCTTTAAGTAATTAAGACTATGATATGCGGTTATTTCAGCAATATCCTTATAGTCTTTACTTATGTACTTTTGTATCTACTCAGGAGTCATTATTTCTCCAGACTATAATGCTTCTTGATACCTAGCTTGTTCTTCAGGTCCTAGTTTACTCATGATTGTCGCTTGAATATAATCAACAATCATTTGTTTAGCTTTATCCTGTATTTCGCTAGTAGCTATATCACTAGTATGTACTACTCTGAAGTTAAACGGTCTTTTAGTTTCTTCTCCTAAAAGTAAATCAATCTTTGGCTTTATTATATTATAGTCTTGAGCCATAGCTGGAAATCCATCCTATTGTTTGAATGGATTAGTAACATACTTAAGATCTTTTTCACTATATATACTATTGTATAGATCATAGTAAGTCTACATTTCCTCTTTACGGCTTCTATTGTTACCATCTCTAGAACTACCTTGACTATGCCCAGCTATGTAATCTACACAGGCTTCTTTCCAGTCTTGAGTCTTCTTAGACATAGGTAGTCTCTATAAGGGAAATTGATTAATATTTCTCATAATTAAAACATATATGCTTCTATATTATCAGCCATTTCGTCGTCACGAAACCACTGTTGAGTGAATATAGGGCCATCAAATAGTACCCTATTTCTATTCTCTTTTTTTACTTCTTTTACTTTAACATTATAGAGCTATTCTCTATATATCATTACCTGTGTCAACGCCATTACTCTATCCACGTTGACTACATCATTAGCAGCTATAAGCTCTTCTAATAGCGGTTCTGACATAATGTTGTATACATTTTTCTTTCCATCAGCATTAATATCATTAAGCCAGTCTTTTATAAGACCCCAACCCCACTATTTGATCTGTTTATTCATATGACAACCTTTTTTTCTATTTACTTTAGAATTACTAACAATGTCATTAATAATATCAGGTTGGTCAGCTAGTAAGTAATCACAATGCTTATTAGTAAAGTAAACAAATATACCTTTATTTTGATTTTCATACATTGCTCTAGCATTGTAATATAACAATAATTTTCTTACATTTTCATAAAACTCTTCTGCTGATTTAGGTCTACCAGTATACTCAGCTACTATAATATCTGAATATTGTTCTATAGATTGAACACGCTTATATATAAAGCAGGAACCTAGAGACGTAGTACTTGATTCATCATAGTCATAACTATCGACACCCGCAATGTATAATCCAGGACTAGCATCTTTATTAGGATGCTCCCATATCACTATAGATCCAGTTGGATCATCTCCTATTAGAGCTCCTGTAGTTTCATCTCTTTTAGTTCTTAAAGGATAGTGAGTTATGTCTCCAGTCTTCTTAATTACCCATTTAATGGTACCATCAGGTTGCTATACTAGATCTCCTACCTATTTATGATTCTATAGTTTCTTATTAGTTCTAAGTAAAGATAGCTATTCCTATAATTCTTTTTTAGGAAATATATTACCATTAAATTCTAGCATAGCCTCAGCAGGAGTAATAGGTCTCTCTGCTACATATCGGTCTACTGCTGCATTACTAGTAGCATTAGATATTACTATCTATCTTTCGGCTAATATATGTTCTAAAGACTTTTTTCTAAACGTATTACCATCCTCATCCATGTATATACGTTTACCTTCTTTATCACGTATATCAAGGTTAGTATATTGAGGTACAAAGAATCCACATTTATTAGTAGTAGCTGTTTCATCCCATATGTTATCAAATCCTAAACAGTTATAACCATCGGGATTATAGAACATATCCTTCATAGTTTCAAATGCAGAACCTTCGTTACCACCTGTTCCCCATACGATCATAGTACCAAATGCTATACCATCTACTTCTACTGATGGTCTTGCAATTTGCCATGCTGCTCCTAATTCTGAGAAAGAACCACCCTCTTCAAACAAAATAAGATTAGCTTTTTTACCACGAACTACATCCGGATTATCTTTCAAAGTAACACCAATAATCTCTGATTTGTAACCCATTTCTATTACATTTCCATAGTCATCCTTAGTATAGAACCCCGCACGTCTACGCATCTAAGTATTAACAGATCTCTTCTTACCCCAAGCTGTATTTTTATCTATAAAGTCCATATAATCCCATGCTTTAGTAAGAATACCATCATCAGTCAAATACTACTTATTTGATGCATATATAAATGTTTTACTATTAGGAATTAAGTAATAGTTTCGGCAAGCCATAGCTCCCCCTTTATAAGAGAATCCCTTTCTACGTGACTTTAATAAGCACAGATGTTTACCTACTTCTTCTGCTTCTTGAACTGCATTAAAGTAGTAATAGTCATAATCCCAGAAATCAGGAAAGCTAACTTCATTTACACGTTTTACCACTGTATTACCTAACTTATCAGTAGTAATATGGTTAACTATTCTAGATATAGGACAATAGTTTAAATAAAAATAGTTATATCCACTGATAAAGTCTCCATCATCAGCAGTATAACCATTAATACACCTATCTCTTTCTTCATCCCAGAATTTATAAAATTCTGTAGTTCCTTCTGGATACGTACAGTATTGTCCTGTCTTTATAAACTATAAAGCAGGGCCTCTAAATTTATTGGATGACTTAATCTTCTTATTGAAGTCTACCATTCTTGTTCTTACTATTTGATGAGATTATTTAAAGCTTCTTTTATAGTTTTCCTGTTTTGTTTCTCTAATTCTCCCAACGCCATATTCCACATTTCCAGATTAATTGAATACTCATCAAGTTCGTCCTGCATAAAAAAAGTTACATTCTTACCTCTAAGTTTATCCATATTAGTACGCTTTATATTTAAAAGGGGCGCGTTTCACAACGAACCCCCTTCTTCATTTAAAAAACATGTTTAACATATGTTGCGGACCCACGACTCGAACGGGAACTTATGATTATGAGTCATACGAGATGCCTTTTCTCCAATCCGCAGTACACAGGCTTATACGTGACACCTGTCTAACACGCTGGCTTACGATCCAGTCCTTCATTAGCTGTATTTACTATTGATCAGATAGTAAGTGACTTAGGAAGTTACGTTGCTCCTCAAAAGCTTCAATATTTTAAGTAGTTTACCAGTACGGATCGCACTTCTGCGCCCAAATCCTTTAGTATTTAATGTGCAGTTTGAATATACTACATTACAGTTTTTCCGATAAACTACTTATATTATTGGTCGGCGCGGTAGGAGTCAAACCCACCCGGTCGGCTTCAGAGGCCACACTGTTTTAGAGACAGTCCATGCAATCGTACATCACGCGCCGTGCACGTAGATATATTTTAATTGCCTCTACGTATGGCAAATGTATTTAGAACCAGCTAAATAGTCTTTTATACCAAGGTTTCTTAGCTACTACTTTACATAATACAGTATCTACTTCTTTAATCTGTTCCCAGAAATCTACTGCGTCTTTAGTAAGATCAAGAGTAATAATCAATTTTGTTCTCATAATTTGTTCAATTTACTGTTAAAACGTATTGTTTAATTTAGGTTATAAATTAATGTATTATCTTACCAACTCATAAGGATTAACCTTAGCATCACCTTTAACTTTACCCATAGCTACTTCTTCAGACTTAACCATATTCTCTAAAGTATCAATGCTTTTAAGTACATTGCCTACTGATGTCATACCAGCTAATAAGTCTTTAATTTTCTTTTCATCTAAAGTATCGTCAAGGGATTCCTTATAATACTTACTAATACTGTCTAACTTAAGCCTCATGTTATCAAGCATCTCCAATGTACGAGTATAGCAGAATGCCTTATAGTCGTTCTCACAGCTAGTTTCTTCAGCAGTAAGTTGGTAGTTTTCATCACCAAATATTTCCTTTTTCAATTTGGATTCTCTAGTATCAGCTTCCATACTCTGAACATATGGGCTATCCCATTTATTCATTAGTACTATATAACTAATTATCCTATTCGCACGCTCTTTATCCTATGCCTTATCGGCATCCCATACTCTTTTAAAGCATGGAATACCTAAAGCATCTGGATGTATAATAATCTTGCCACCCTGAATATCAAATAGTCTCATTATCTATTAATTTAGTTTTAAGATGTTTAATAAAACAGTCTATTTCATTGCACATTACAGATAGTTTCTGTATAAACTCAGTCACACTATCATCACTTGACTTATGAAGTCGTACTTTTCCGTGGCAATCTGCTATTTCTATAAATGAATCTCTATCCAATCCTTCTGCAAATTCAGTTTCACCATCAAAACATACTATACTACCAGTTGAACGTGAATCTTCAGGGTTAAGCCAAGTGCGATGGTTATAGAACGTTTTACTCATTATCTATCTGTTTTATTTCCTCAAACCATCTTTGAATATCATCCTTAGCAACTGCATCACTTACTACAATAATCTTAGTTCTAGTATTCTTACCATAGTAAACTACGACTAATACTAGATCACCTTCGTAGTAGTCTACTACTTCAGTACTAGTAATAGCTTGACCAGGTGCAGTAGCAAAGTAAGCGGCTCTAGTTTCTATACCGCTAGGTACTTCTCCTAAGGAGTTTGTGTCAGTATTATATAACTGACACTCTCCGTATTTATCTATTAATAATTTATCCATATTTTAGTAATTATTCGAGCATTCACAAACTGGTTCACAACTATCACATATTTTTTCCCCACTATTTCTGTTTCTCTCTTTTTCAAGAAACTCCTTCTTACGTTCGTAATAATTGCTCAAATCATTATTATTAATAATAATGATTTCTCCTTTTCCTCCGCCTCCAATACGATACATGAGTAAAACAACAGCACCTTTTTTTACTTCATATTCCTCACCTTCTCTTACAATAATGCCGTCTTCTTCAATAAACCACATACGATCTATATCATAGCTATGATCTATATGATCTACGTCTAATTTATCAGTATCTAGTTTTACTAGAGCATTTCTTTTAGAAATAATGTATTTATTCATAATGTCTAATTTTTAATCAATTCTATAACCTAAATAATATTCTTTACTCAGTCTATATAATATACTTTCAGCCAACTACTTTGGTATATTAGGATTTACATAATCAGGATTAGTCTTGTACTTTTGTAGTATCTTCTGAAACTACGCTATCTCCTTTTCCAGACTCTGAGTTGTTATATTGCTGCGTATATTTTTCATATAATTTATCACATAAGTAGTCTATCTGGTCTGCTCTATCAAGTGTAGTTCCTTTGTTAGTATTATCTATAATCATATCTGTTACTGCATCTAACATATCTCCACTAAACTGATCATACATAAGTTCTCCAGATAGTATCAATTCTTCTACTTTATTAAATAGCTTCTTCATTTTCTTTGGTAATATAGAACTGTCAGTATTACTTTTTTCTATATTCCACATTGCTATACTTTCTTCCTTTGTCATTGTTTATTAAATTTAATTACGCTGCTACTAATGCAACTTGCTGCCCAGCCAAGTAAATAAGCATAGCACTCATTTCTACTGAAAACATCTGCTGATAACCCAAGGCTATCGAATATATAATCTGTAACATGTGTTGCTTCATGTGGTATAGTATTTGATAATTCTTTATCATCTAACCCAAGTATAACTACTAATACACCAGCTTTTCCAGTATTTTTATGTATTACAGGTATTGTTACAGCATTGATAGTACCAGATTCATATTCTTCTATTAAGTTACTATAAGTAGTAGGGTTTTCTTTATTGAAATCAGTTATATCACAGAATATAAATGCCTCATCCAGATCTTCAATACGGTTAGTAACCCAAAGTAATCTAGGATAAATTACAGGATCATATTTATTAATCTTTCTTTTCATACTGTTTCTTTAACTTAATTTTACCTAAATATGTGAATCTGATAGCTTTGTCTTCCATATTTGTTATAGCTTCATTAGCAAATCTAAATGGGCTGTTACATATAACTTCTATAACATGGTAAGGTAAATTATACTTATTGCTTAACTTAGTATATATACTTGGTTGATTTTTCATTAAAGCTTATTTTCCTATAATACTTACATTCGTCTAAAGTAATAGAGCCACTTATAGTATTTGGTCTAATTACATTAATAATATCAGCTATATCTAACCAATTATTAGAATATCTTAAACTACCTGTTATAACAGCTAATTTATTTGATTCTAGTTTACTATACTTACGTATAGGCTCATATATAGCAGTATTACTATCAAAGTTACCATTAACACTTAAAA